AGCATAGAGTATATAGAATATAATAGATAGATATAGAGAAGAGTATTATAGTGTAGGATAAACACATACACACTCCCAACCACTTAATCTTTCCCCTCAAAATCTTTCCCCTCAAAATCTTTCCCCTCACCTCAAACCTCGGCAGGTTTCACGCAATTTGGCACTATTTTTGAGGACTGTTGGTAGGACTGAAACACCCACCACACCAGTGATTGGTGGACTTAAAGACTTTAGTGAGGACAGTGATTTAAGTGGACTTAAAAGACCTTAAAATAAGACAGTGAAAAGGACTTAAAAGACCACATAAAGACTTATAAAGAGGTAGTGATAGTGTACTTATATTCTATATCTATTATATCTATTATATACTCTTCTGGCACTTAACATACCACAGTCATTACTCAGGACTTCTTTAGTCCACCAAACACCACCCACACCAGTGGTTGAGGTCTTTTTAAGTCCACTTACTAAGGACTTATTTTATAGTGCTTTCTCTATATACTCTTATATATTCTTTCTATATACTCTTCTCTCCACTTTCAGGACTTATCACTGTGGTCTTTATAGTCCACCAAACACCCGTGGTATCAAGTGATTTAGTCTTTTTGCATTGACTTAAAAGACTTATTTTAGAGGACTATATTATACTCTCTATTATATACTCTATATACTCGGACACTTCACCACAGTCTTTTATTTGACGGAAAGACCTCAATGTGATATAATATAAGAGTAGTAAGAGTAAAGACCACACAAAAGACAGTGGACTTAAAAAACTTAAAGGAGGACTTAAAAGACTATGATGAATACTAAAGTGAGAGCACTGGTACACTCCACAAATACAATCAGAGTGGTGACACTCATTGAAAAGATTGGTGATAATAAGTATATAGTGATAACTGATAGTGGTGTTTTATGTACCGCAATTTTTAACCCTTTCGCTAGTCTTTATTATGCAGATGACCTTTATGGAAAAATTGAGGGAGGACTAAAGACTTATGTATGATGTATTTTATATTGTAGAAGTGAGAGAAAACTGGTATCAGTTACACATAAAAGACACGCACTACTGTTTAGGTGCAACACATGACCTTGAAGCACTTAAGAGGACTATAAAAAGACTTGTAAAGAAGTACAGGACTAAAGAAAGACTTATGAGAGGTCTTTCACAAATGGAAGACAAATGTAAGGTTAATGAGAATATGACTAAAATTTACGCTGAACTTTATGCAGGACTTCACCACTATTATGACGGGGTGGTTAAAACCACTGTGAAAGAAGCACTTGAAGAGGTTAAACAAGATAGCACATTCAATAGGGTTAAGAAAAGACTTAAGACTGTTACACATGAGGTCTTAATCACTACTCCTGAACCTGAAACAGAGGTGAAGCCTGTGATGAAAAGACCTAAGATATTAAAGAAAGGCAAGTGCCTGAGTATATAACCTAACGGAAAGACCTGAAAGACTTTAACAGTCATTCGGGTCTTTTGTTTTACCTTGTCATTTCTATTTTAGGTGTTTATAGTCCTCTGACGTGCTGTGCACGTCTGTAAGTCCTCTGACGTGCTGTGCACGTCTGTAAGTCCTCTGACGTGCTGTGCACGTCTGTAAGTCCTCTGACGTGCTGTGCACGTCTGTAAGTCCTCTGACGTGCTGTGCACGTCTGTAAGTCCTCTGTATAAGTCATTACATTTATGTACATAATAACCATATAACCACATTAAAAATGACTTGTACATTGTATATATTACACAATTCTGCTGAAAAATGAAAAAATCGTCAAAAAACCCTTGACAAGCCTAAAAAATTGTGATATACTAAATACAACAACAGAGAACAACACAGAAAATGTCAGAGATTTTTCAAGTTTGAAAATGTTGTGTAGTATCTTGAAAATTGAACAAACAACACAAAACACTTGAAGCACTTAAAATCAGTATAAAGAGTGGTGATAGTTGTGTTGTGTTTAGTAGTTCTTTATAAGACAGCCTATGAGGTAGAACGAACGGTGAACGTGCAACGTGTACAATATAGTGCTAAGAGGTCAGCCACTGATTTAATAAGACTGGGTTTTTAGTTCCTATGATACTACGTCAACCACACCACTATACGTGGTGAGCAAGTATCTTAGTAGTGTAAGCGGCGAAAAAAACGTGACAGCAACCCAACCAATAGTAGGAGGAAGTACTTTCACTCACTCCTGAGTGTGTGCTTTTTTGGCACACGCACTCACCATTTAATGAAAAAGGAGTTTTGAGATATGAAAAATCAGGTTATACTCGCAACTAATCCGAAGAGGTCTTTGACCCTTATTGTTAGATTTGACGAGGACTTAAGACGTTTAGACTGCCAACCTTTTGTGGTGTGCTTTAGATATGACCCTATCAATCAAGATTGGGAATTAGGACACTACTTTGACAGTTTAAGGGATGCTTTAGATTATCTGAAAAACTAATCAACTCCACCACTCTTTGAGTGGTGAGTGGGTGTGCCAACACCACATTATTAAATTATAGGAGGTATTCATTATGAATACAGTAAAGAGTGAAGCAACAAAGGTTATGACTAAAAAGGACATTACAGAGTTCCTTAAAAAGACTATTGCAACTGTGGCAAACGCCAATGCAGACCTTGCAAGTCGTGTGGACTACGCTTTAACTCACCTTAAAAAGGCTACAAAAGCAGACCTTGAAGAACTCTTCTCGGACGTCAATACTTGCCTTGCCACTATACCAGTAGAAAATCAGGCAAAGCCTAAGATTGTCGAGGAAGAAGAGATTGAAGATGAGGACGTAGCTGTTGAAGCTGATGAAGAAGAGGAAAAGTCAGTTAAAAAGACTGCAAAGAGTGGTAAGAAAAAGCCTACACTTAAGAAGAAAAAGGTTGAAGAGAGCACTCCTGCAAGTAAGGCAATGCTCCCTATTGCAAAGTTTTTCCCTGAGGAAATTGAACATGAAGACCTCGGTAAGCTTGTAGCAGTACCTGATAAATTTAAGACCTATGAGGAGTTATTTAAAGCTCTTGAAGAGGGTAAGACAATTTACTTTGCTTGCTACTGGACTGCTCGTCAGATTAAAGAGTATGACTATGCAGGGTCAAGAATGGTTAAGTGTCCTAAGTCTTTCCCACATGACCTTGACCTGTTGGTAGCTTGTGTACCCTGTGAACGTGTTCAGCGTGTATGGTGTATGAGTCAGTATACAGAAGCCATGTTCATGTTTGAGGGTGACAGTCTTGAACCTGTTGAGGACACAGACCTTAAGACAGGTGAGAAGTTCAAAATAAGAGTATCAAGTGGTATGGAGTTTGAACTTTATGTACCTGAGGACGAAGCATAAAGTCCTTAAGTTGCTTTAAGCATTGCACCACAGGGCACTCAAAGAGTGCCTTGTATGGAGTGCTTAAAACATTCCAAAAAAAATATTTAAGAGTGAGGAAGTAATAAATATGATGACTGAGGTTTTATCAAAGGGTGAGCTTAATGCTCGTGCTGAAATGCTCCTTATGGGTCATGTAATTCAAGTGACTGATGAGGTAAATCAGAAGTACATTGTGGACTATGTGTCAAGAGTACTCGCAAACGTCGGGAATTCTGAACCTGTTAAGTCTGATGAAATTTGGGAGAAAGCCTTTGAATTTATTAGTAATAAGGAAAAGACTAAAGTGATTGGTCTTTCACTTAACACTATAATGAATGAAATGGTTGTATTAACCCTGATTTTCAAAGATACGGGTGAAATTTTTGACATTGAAGACCCTAATGGTGTCTTTTGTTACTGTTACAACTACACATATCCTGATTGTTCAGAACTGGGTTACTGTTTCTTTGAATGGGACAAGTCCACACACAAGTTACACAGAATTGGATAAGGAGATGACATTATGTTAAAAGCACAGCAAAAGTTAATTGACAGCACGGTTAATATGACAATAGGTAATCACAGTGTTAAACACAGAGGTGGTGACGTTAGTGAGTATTATTATCATGCAACTTGTGTATGCAAAGTTGACTGGAATAATAGAATAGTTCACTTTGACAACGGTGGTTATTCAACATCATCTACAACAAGAGTAATCAACGGTTATAAGGAATACTTTGTTGATGACTTGGGTTATGAAGAAACTTAAGTATTGCACCGCAGGACACTCTTTTGAGAGTGTCTTGTATGGAGTACTTAAACTCCGAAATATTTTAATGAGTGAGGTAAATAAAATGAGAGTAATGATTATGGGACATCCTATGGTAAGTATGTTAGACGAGATTCTGTTTAGCACAGATGGACATAAGTATGTGACTGTTGATGGAATGTCAGAAAAGACACTACATAGTATGGGTCTTGAACCTAAAAAGACGATTGAGTTTTCTAAAAAGGACACTACTCCTTATAGAGCAATGGCAGTAGAACTTGCAAGAAAGATCAAACTTCTTAAATACTATGTTGGAAAAGAAGAGCAGGAAATGCTTAAGAACTATAGAGCAGTGGCACAGAAGTTATGTAAGATTGAAACTGAAACAGAAGAGGGTTTTGACATACCTGAGGTAGTCATAGCACTTTCAAATTGTTACACAGTTTAAGTTACACAGTTTAAGCATTGCACCACAGGGCACTCATTGAGTGCCTTGTATGGAGTGCTTAAAGCTCCTAAAACTAAAAGAGTGAGGTATAAAGTAATGAGTAAATCTATCAAACTTTCTGAAAAGTATGGTGTCAACCCAACTATTCCAGTGTGTTTCTTTTGTGGAATACCAAAGAACGAAATTGCACTTCTCGGTCACATTGGTGATAAGAGAAAGGGTGAAGACTTTGAAGCACCACATTGTGTAGTACTGGACTATGAACCCTGTGACTGTTGTAAAGATAAATTTAGTCAAGGTGTTCTTTTTATTGAGGTCACTGAAACACAACCTAATGACAACAGACCACCTATTTCTAAAGGTGTTTACCCAACTGGTAGACACGTTGTAGTAAAAAGAGAAGCAGTTAATGTTGAGGGTGATAAATTCCTTATGATTGATAAGGAGTTTAAGACTATGTTTAAATTAGACTGGCGTGACTAATCTTAAATTTGATAATGTGAGTTGGTATTTTGAAGTAAGAGTATTGTTAGGACTACCACCATAATGGTGGTCTTATAGAGTACTTTAGTACTCAATCAGTAAACACTTATAGGTGACACACAAGGCTCTCACTCTCCTTGTGTGTTAAAATAAGCGTTTATTACACTAAAATTTAAAATGGGAGAGGTAATAAGTATGCTAAGAGCAATTGAACAGCTTGTAAGTGGTGAAAGAACAAAAGTTGACAACCATAGTAAGAAGTTTCTTATGAATAACCCTGATTGGGAAGACTTCTATTACTATAATACCTGCATATGTTCCGTAAACCATAAGACGAAAGACTTTAAGACTGATACTGGTGATAGGTTTACGTCCTCCACCATAAAAGTTATTAATGACTACAGGAAGTACTTTAAAGAACTTGGTTACAATGACCTTAATGAAAGTGAGAAATAGTATTTATATGAGGGCCACAAGTTTATCACACATTTGTGACTCTAAATAAGTACTATTTTAGTACTTAAATTCTAAATGAGTGAGGTAAACAAAAATGAAAGTCTTGAAAAGAAAAGGTCTGCTTAAAGCACAAGCACATGAAGAAGAGGTAAAGGAGACTAAAAAGCCGAGAAAGAGTAATACGGATAATAAACTCCCCTCTGATGAGTACAAGGACGAAATTCCACCTAAAGAAATAGTCCTTGACGAAAACGGAAAACTCGTGATTAGTGTTAAACGTGGTGGAGTAGATGGTCTACCAAGAGTAGACATAAGATTTTTTGCTACTACAGAATTATACACTGGTTTCACCAAAAAAGGAGTAAATTTCGATTTAGAATATCTGCCGGATTTAATTGAAATACTCGGTGACGTATCAAACGAGTGTGACGAAAAAAAGCTTTTTTGAGGATTTTGAATAGTCACATAAATGGGAGTGGGTGAGGTACTTATATAAGGCATATATAAACGGAATATGGTGGTGGCAATACCTCAGGTAGAGCCTAAAGATTGGTGCCACCCCAGGGTATTAAGTGATATAATAAGCCCCTTATATACCCCTACTATATACCCTATATATAGTGCTGTTTGTCGTTTGTTTATTTGTGTTTGTTGTGTTCATATAGTATATACATATGTACTATACACTATATATACAGAGACACACAGACCACACACCCCATACCCCCTATGCCCCTACACACCACGACACAACACAATAAACATAAACAAACATAAAATATTTATTTTTATTATTCATTAAGGTGAATTTATTAATTTTGGTGCTGAGAAATTTTTAAAAAAATTTTTCTCTCCCTATACAAAGACCCACCCTTAAAAGTGTTTTGGTGTCTCTGTGACAGTTGCCTAGTACCTCAGAAGTGGAGAAAATTTTTGGTGTGTAGTGAGAGTATTTCCTCAAAGACCTCAGGTGATTGACAGTGTTTGGTGATAAAGTGTGGTGTTAAAAATCTGAGGTATAAAATTTTGGTGATAAAGTGTGGTTGTCCGTCATAAGAAAATTATAGTTTTGCTTAAATTCATAATTCATAGGTGTTGTAGTCCTTACACAAATAAAGACCGATAAATCACCAGTGGTGAATGTGTATTTTGACTATATAAGATGAAAAATGAATTGTCTGCGACACGACCCATGGAATGGGGAGTGTTCGCTTACAAATACGTTAGTATTTGTAACCTATATAATTTTATTATATAATTTTAGAACATATAAAATATAATATTAAATTAGGCACGTAATATAATATTATATTAGCTACGTAATTTTAATTAGGTACGTAATTAAAATTAGCTATGTAATATATAATATAATTAGCTACGTTATGCAGAAATTGGGAGCTTGAAATTAAGGATTTGACAAAGTGAAATTTACGTGCTATAATGCAAGTGTTGAATTTGATAAGCAAGAAAGGACAGTGACGTTGAAATGAAAAATGCAGAAAAGGTTTTAGACCGATTGAAAAATATTCAGAACAGCTCAAAGAATTTGGGTTGGGGTGTGTCTGAATATTCTCCGCTGATGAAAATTCCTGAGGAGTATGAAAATTCAGAAGTTGAGAGCCAGTGGGTCATTGTTGTAGGACATAACGTGTACAAGAAAATGCACACAATGTTTTTGACAGCGTTTAGTGATGGGACTTATATCCTGAGTTGTGACTTAGATAAGGGATATGGAAGTGAATTGTTTTCTGATATGCTTGAAAAGATTGATGATGACACGTTGGTACTGACTGTCCTCTGCTTATTGAAAGAGTGGTTTCCAGAGGTAAGGAGGAGTGACTTGGTATGAGAAGAGTCCCGTTGAAAGGAGAGCCTAATTTTTCAAACCTTACTGATGAACAGGTGAGACAGTACAAAAATATGGTGACAGACCTGATGGGTAATTTCAGTGAGTTGCCTGATGTGACCTCTGCACTTGAAATAGCTTGGAAGTATTTGAGTGAAGAGTGTGTAGAGAGGACTTGTAAACAGCCTGAGGTAGAAGTGGTGAGTGATAAGTCCTTGAAGTTGACAAAGAAAAAGCTTGTGAGAAGTCCTTTAGGACGTTTACGTAAGTGAGGACTTGACAGAAGTTTTAACGTGTGCTATAATAAGCACGTTGATAAAGTCAGTGAAATCCTGACAATGACGGAATTACTTGTTGAAAGAGGTAAGACTTAAAGTTTTACAGTAGGTTTAACTCCTGCAATTCCGACCAACAGGTTTCCTTGACCTGTAACTTGCCAAAAAAGTCCTTTCTAAGGCAAATTCAACAGAGTTACCCGAACTTGAATAAAAAGTTATTTATTACTCCTTAACAATAATGGGTTTGAAGTGTGTCATGTTCATGTAAATAAATTTTGGATTTACCTCCGTTATCAAGTATTTCCAATTTAGTTCGGGTAACTTATGCAGATATAGTTTAATGGTAGAATCTCTGTCTTCCAAACAGAATGTGAGGGTTCAATTCCCTCTATCTGCTCCAAAAGATAAATAGTAATGAGGTTTATGAGAAAGGTTTCTAATAAGAGGTGGTCTCATGAATCAATAGTCTGTGGAAACAAATTCCGTGAGGTTATAAATGGCGCTAAATCGTTTATGTAAAACATTCTCGTGAGTCTGGTGGCGGCTACCTAACCAGCAAGTAAGTGGAAAGCTTACAAACTATTTATCTTATCTATGCTACTGTGGTGGAATTGGCAGACACAGAGGACTTAAAATCCTCAGTCAGAATAAGACGTATGGGTTCAAGTCCCATTGGTAGCACCATATGGCAGTAATTTCCTCTCACTCTTAGTTACTGTCTATAAACATTCTCATACAGTGTTGGCACATTATGTATCGGGAATAAGATTATATCTGAAAATCAGAGGTTATATCTTATAGAAAATAGTCTCATGGGGTTTGTTTCCTGTGGGACTATTTTTTTATTTGTGTTTTCCACTCAAATGTGTTATACTGTGTTTAGTGCTTATGTGCTAATGAAATCTTAGGAGGTTTAAAATGAAGATTAAAAGAGCAAAGGTAAGCAGATTTATTGAAATGTTTCTCACTATAGGTATACTCATATTTTCAGGTGCTTGCTTAGTATTTGGTGTATGTGCTATCTCGGAAGATTTTAATGAGGTTGAAAATGTTGAAGTTACATATCCTCAGGATAGCAGGTATTCCAGAATTTTAAGTACTACAAGTACAACTGAGGTAATTACTACTACCTATACAACTACGACTACAAGTGTAACCACAACATCAATGGAGACGCCCTTAACAAGTCCTACAACAGAGGTTACTACTACTTGTACAGAAATTATACCAGATGAAGTGGAAGAGCCTAAAAATGACCTTGTAGAGCCTGTGAATGACTATGCAGAATTTGAGGAGGTAAAGACAGAAGAAGTAAAATATAATGGAATAACACAGCAGGAGTATGATATGCTTGTGCTTACTGTTTACCTTGAGGCAGGAAATCAAACACTTGACTGTAAAAAAGCAGTAGCAAGTGTGGTGTTAAATCGTGTAAACCATAGTGATTTCCCAAGTACGGTTTATTCAGTGCTTACTCAGGAAAACCAATTCACGATAAATTTTAATCGAACTGACACACCTGAAGCTGAGTGTTATGAGGCAGTAGACAGTGTTTTAGAATATGGTTCTATTTTACCACCAGATGTTCTTTATTTTTTTGCAGACTATTGTAACAACAGTTGGCTTTGGTCTCGTGAGCAGTACATAAAATATGGAAACACTATATTTGCATATTAAGGAGGAATTTATATGCTAAACGTTAATGGACTTTACAGACACTTTAAGGGTGGATTTTATATTGTGAAAGAGATTGCACAGCTTGAGTCCTCACCTGATGAGGATAACAAAATGGTGGTTTACACTTCCGTTGAAACAGGAAAGACTTGGTTAAGACCTTTGAATCAGTTTTTTACAGACGTTTCTGACAGAGAGGATAATGTGACAGGTCAGACTTATAGATTTGAACTTGCAACAGACCTCAGAGGTATCATGTCATTCATGAGTACTAAAGAAATTGTTGAGGAGCTTGAAAATAGACCTGACAACCCTTATGATGGACTTAAGACCCTTGAAGAAGACCCAGATGTTTGGGACGTTAAGTTTATTCTTGGAAGACTTGTAGAAAAGTCATCTTTGAAAGGTGAAACTGTTGAGGAATTTGTACCCATTACAATGAATGTTTGGGACACTATTGAAGAAGCACAGAGATATAGGGACATTCATTATGCTCATAGACCCTGTGTTATTGCAAGAAGGGTTACAAGAAAGGTAGTTGAATATTAAGAGACAAGGAGCAAGTCAGTCTTTTGACTTGCTCTTTTTATTATGTTATACTATAGTTACAACATTAAGTTGAATTTAACGCTATTAAGTTGAATTTAACGCTGAAAGGAAGTTTTTAAATGATTGATGTAAGTACACAAGAAATAAATAAGCAACCTAAAGAGGTTGTACGTATTGTTGATGTTTCACCAACAGAGGGTATTCAGCTTCTCAGAGAAAAAGCAAATGGTATTCAGAATGAATGTTATGATGTTATGCTTAAAGAGGTTTCTTATGAAAATCTCGCAATTCGTGCCGAGGATGGAGACTTTGTAATATTTTTTAAAACAGATATAGGAATAGTTAGAGAGTTTTTAAGTCGTTATACCTTAGGTCAGTTATGTAGTAAGTTAGGTGTACCTGTTAGGTACATTGAAAAATGTATTAAAGCGGACCAGAATGTTCTTGCAAATAAAAACCTTAATACATGGATTGAAGACTATAATAAAGACTTGTTTTTAAGGATATACCAACGCAAAGTAAGAGGTATATTGAGTAATCGTTATAGTGTTCTTGACACTCCAGATATTATTGATGTAATAGATGAGTCCACAAAGGGACTTGACCTTAAAGTTAAAGGTTACTATATGTCAGAGGAACGATTTCACGCAAGACTTGTACAACAGCATATGATGAAAATTAATGGAGAAGACCTATATGCAGGTATTCAAATTGACAGTTCTGATGTTGGAAGAAGTCCTTTGAATGTTATGTTCTTTATATACAAGCAGGTATGTACTAATGGACTTGCAGTAGCAAAAGGACGTGGAAGTCTGTTCACACAAAGACATATTAGTATTTGTACAGATGATTTTAGGGAGCAGTTAAGTCAGTCTTTAAAAACCTTACCAACCCTAATTTCGGAGTATGAGCATATCATTCAAAGATGTGCTAATCAGTATACTCTTATGGGAACAAAGTATTTTAGTGGTAAGGACGATTTTGATACTGTACTAAAGGAGTTTATTCAGAAAATTCGATATAAGACTAATCTTACAGAAGATGGGGCTAAGAAAGTTGTAAACCTTGTTGGAGAAAAATATGGACCATCAGACTGGGGAGTTGTGAATGCTCTCACAGAAGTTGCACAGGACTATACTCTTGAAAGACGAATTGAGTTGGAGAAGATTGCAGGAAGTCTGTTGAAAGTAGTTTAAAAATGTGCTATAATGTTCTTAAGTCATTTAATAAAGTAAGAGAGGTATTTAATGATGAAAACACTAAACAGTTCTTTAATAGGACTTAAAGAAAGACTTCTAAGTGATTTGAGGACGTTAGATATAGACACTAAAGGGTTTGAGTTAAGTCTTAGACCCTTTAGTAAGTCTTATTATGGAAGATATGACCCTAAAATAAAGACTATTATTGTATATGCTTATTCAGACAAGGAACTTACAAACCTTTACCCTTATGGACAACTCTTTGAAACTCTTGTACACGAAGTCGTACACCACTTACAGTGGGTTAACCCCGACTATATCAGAGTAAAAGGTGTAATGCACAATGAGGAGTTCTATAAAATGTACAATAAATTTATAAGAGTATATAAAAGAAAGTTGGTGTTTAAACGTGTTAAGACTTTTGCAGAAGTTCGGAGTTGCTCTGCTTAATTTTACAACAGGGACTCTTCAAAGACTTCTAACTCTTTTGAGCCTATTAATTTCTGTTGTAGGGTGTATATCTTTTTTGTATGGTATGTACTCCAGAAGTCTTTTTTATTGTGCTTTTGGCATTTTAGGTTCCATATGCTATGTATATGTTAATAAGCAAACTTAAGGAGGTAATGAAATGCAGACAGATAAGAGTATTTTTGAGTCTTGTACCCTAACTCAGGTAATAGATATGCCCGTGAAAGAGTTTGATAAAGGTATTGCAGAAACTAAGCTACCTTTAGGTGACACTCTGAGTCTTAAAAATTTGTTGACAGCTAAGTATGAGCAGGCTAACATATTCAAGGAAGCTCTCATTAAAGACTTTAATGACACTACTGATGAAGTTCGGAAGAAAGAGATTACTACTTGTGTTGAGGGTCTTTTAGCTAAAATGATGAGTATTGAGTATAAGGTATGTTGTCTTAATAAAAGAGTGGAAAAACTTACAAAGGACGTTTGACGAATTAAATCTGATGTGTTATAATAATGACAGTGAAAACCACTATACAAAATAAATAATTTACAGGAGGAAAATCTAATGAACAACGAAGTAATTATTAAGGGTCTTACACAGATTAAGGAGGGAATTGACGTTATTTTGAGCGTTATGGGTGATGTTGAGCCTACTCTTGAAAAAAAGTCAGAATCTAAAAAGCCTGAGGTAAAGACCCCAAAGAAGTCCACAGAAGTGGAAAAAGCTAAGTCTGGAAGTTCTGAGTACACAGCAGAAGAACTTGATGGTATGACTTACAATGACCTTAAGAAACTTGCAAAGACTTTAGGAATCACAGCAGTAGGTAACAGAAAAGAGATTACCGCTAAGATTCTTTCAGGTGAAATTGAAGAGGTTGTTGAAGAAGCAGAAGAGGTTGAGAAAAAGAAGTCTTCCTCTAAGCGAAAGTCTGATTCTGCAAAGGTTGTAAAGAAGTCTGAACCTGAGGAAGAAGATGAGGAAGATGAAATTGAAGATGACACTGATGAGGAAGAAGTTGACCTCATTGAACAGCAGGTTCTTGATGCTACAGAAGACATGGAAGATGATGAAATTCGTGAGTATCTTGAAGATGTAGGTATCTCTTCTAAGGGCAAGAGACAGTCCCTTATTGCTAAACTCGTTCAAGCAGTTAAGGATGGGAAGATTGATTTTGATGATGCTGACTCAGCTGAATCCGAGGACGAGGATACTGATACTGAGGACACAGAAGAAGACACTGATGTTGAGGACATTACTGAAACAATGACAAAGAAGCGTAAGAAAGCTTATTTGGAATTCTGTGACGAAACAAGAGCATCTGTTGAGGATGGAGAAATTAATCGTGAAGACCTTATTGAGTTCCTCAATGACTTTAATGGTACTAAGGACAAGATGAAGAAAGTCTCCACTAATGACCTTGTGGAACAGTACCTCATGATTTCTGCAAACCTTATTGATGATGATGGAAATGTAGTTGAAGAGGGAGCATACACAATCAATGATGAGCCTTACTGTTGTGGTAAGCCTCTTAAGTATGACAATGACGAAAATAAGTTTATCTGTGAAGTGTGTGGTGAAGAGTATGAGGGTGATGATGAATAAATAAAACCTTGTATAATATTAGCGAGGGTAGATTGACTTTTCAATTTACCCTCTTTTTGAAAAGTTAAGGAGTGATTTTGATGTTTAATACTCAAAATGAGGTAATTTTGAATTTAATGTCAGATGTTACAGATGAAGCTTATGATACTGGTACACTTATTGCCCTGTGTGACAGTCCTGATGTTAGGTATTCAAAAATTGAAAATAAGAATACTGTTATCTCTTCTGTGAAATTTTTTACAAGAACCCATGAGGGGAATTTTGTAGTTGTTAGCAAGCAAGAGAAAGAGGCTTTAGTTTCAAGTACACCTCTACTAGATATATCTGATAATGGTATCTCATTTAATGAATATTTTGTGATGTGTGCAAAGATGTTTTTAACGAAAGTACTTTTTCCCAATAACAAAACCTCGGAAATTGGGTTTAGTGTTATTCCCACACCATTTGGTGTTATAAGAAAGTCTGATGGGAAGTTTGAAGCAGTTTTTCAGCTAGTTATTAACATGAGGTTAGCACCAATTACATTAAAGTTATCTGACAATTTTGAATTAGCTTATGTAGACCATTTAAAAGATATGGAGAGTTTTAAGAATATTTACAAGCAGTTTAGAAAGACTGGGAGGTAGGTTAAGATGATTATTAAGACTGAGGATATTACTCACCATTCAAAGAGAACGCAAGCTGAAAACATTGAAAAAGCAGGAACTGCTTATGATGTGATAATGCAGAGAGAAGCTCTATCAAAGTCAGGTGCAGACTATTCTCCTAATGCTAATGCCGGAAGTGATGTACCTAAGACTGTTACGCTTGAGTCTGCTATTACATACTTTAGGAGTCACGCAAGTGGAGATAAAAGTGCCTTATACACAATGACTGCTGATTGGTTGGAAAAGTATAGAACAGCCTCAAGAACAGCAATCAATAAAATGTTGGCTGAGTCAAAAGAAACAGCAGAGGACGTTTTAACTGTTACTATGCCGAAAGAGGTAAAAGAGTAATGTTTAATGTTGTAAAAGACAATGGTAAGTATTTTCTTACAGATGATTCTGGTGAGTATTTATCACCTTATACACCTAAGTACACTGACTGGACAGAAGAAGACTATGCAAATTCTGACCTTAAGTGGTGTGAGCCTATGACAGCACACGCACTTGAAGATGATGAGGGTCAAAACCTTGCTTTAAGTGATGGAGAAAACTTCATTGAAGAGAAGTTTGATGGAACACGTGGAACACTTCACATATTGAAAAACGAGGGCAGAATTTTCAGTAGACGTATAAGCAAAAAGACAAACTGGTTTACGGAAAATACTGATTCACTTCCTCAGATAAGAGAAATAAATATTCCTGAATTGGATGGAACAATAATTGACGGTGAGTTATTTATTCCTAATAGACCCTTTAAAGACGTATCAAGCACCTTAAACTGTAAGTGGGACAAAGCTATTGACCGACAAATTGAACTAGGAGGAATTGTATTACACGCCTTTGATATTCTTTACTATAAGGGAATTAAGCTTGAAAACATGAGACTTGAACGCAGGAAGTATTACTTGCACAGAGTCATTGAAACACTTAATAAGCATGGTGTTTGCAGTGTAGTGGAAGTACCTTACTTTAAGTGTGGTAATCATAATGACATAGTTATTGATAGACCTGCTGAGTTGCTTAAGAAAATAAAAGGGTTTGATAAAAAGTACCCAACATTACATAAGGATATTACTAAGTCAAAAAGTCCTTTAAAAATGCAGTTGTCACCTAGAGGTTATTATGAGTATATTGTAGCCACTGGAGGCGAGGGAGTAATTATAAAGAATAAAGACTTTAAGTATGTCCATAAGCGTGATAAGGCATATCTTAAAATCAAAAAATTCTACACAAGAGAGTGTGTGCTTTTAGGTTTTACTGAGCCAACTAAGTACTATGATGGAAAATTCCCTAACGACAGTTGGGAATACTGGGAAGACCCTACAGAACACTTAGTGTCTAATGATTGGAGTAGCCATTCAGCTAAAGAGCTTTTAAGTAAGGGTTACAAGCCTATTACTAAGTTTTATTTCAAAAACTGGGTAGGTAATATGATTTTTGGTGTCATAATTACTGATGAGGAAATTAAAAAACTCCCAAAAAATAAGAAGTTCAATATACATGAAGTGCCTATACAGGTACAACCTTGTAATGACATAAGGGTTTATAAATTCCTTGAAGTAGGTGAGTGTTCTGGTTTTGATGATGAGTTGAGAGCCAAACTTTCACATTATAACTATGTAGGAAGAGTTATTGAAGTTAAATGTAATGAGGTTTTCAAAGACACAGGAAAACTTAGACATCCACGTTTTCTCAGGTTTAGAGATGATAAGGACTTATCAGTATGCACTTACCTAAACCACATTACGGAGTGATTTTATGATAGCTTACTATAATATAACAGCATCTGTGACCCTTTACATTAAGGAGATTATACATGACTGTGAGGACTATGTTAAGTTCTTTATTAGTGATAATGAAAGAGGAGAGGGTTCAAGAATACGAAAGAGTCAAATAAGATACACACCTAAAGGAAGTCCCTATTTTATTTGCAATAGAAGATGTGTTTATTTGGACGAATGTATTAAAATAAAATAACCACTGGACTTATTTGAAAATATGAGTTATAATAGAGTTGGACGAGAGCGTTCAGCTCTATTTTTATGGGTAGGTGATAAAGTGCTGAGAAAAAGTGATATTAAGGCAGAAATTAAAAAATTCTTGAAAAAGACTGAAAAGAGGTTGAAAAAGTTTATATTAGCACCTTGTAAAGCTTATTGTGGTAGAGTGCCTACTACTGAGCTTGTAAATATAGTGTTTAACTTTTGTGAATTATACTCTGGAAGAACTTTTTATCCCTATCAGGAACAGTTTTCAAAAAGAATCATTAGAAGTGTGCTTGAAAATGATGGAGAAGAATTAACTGCCTTGTTTGCCAGACAGTCAGGTAAGACTGAGACTAATGCAACTACTGTAGGTGGAATGATGATAATACTTCCACAGTTTGCTAATATGCCCATGTTTGCAGATGACAAAAGATTGCAAATGTTTAAAGATGGACTGTGGGTAGGAATTTTTGCACCCTCTTTACGACAAGCACAAACAGCTTATGGTAGACTTAAGTCACGTTTGCAGTGCAAGAATGCTATGGCAATACTTGAAGACCCTGAGTTTAGATTAGAGTTCAGTACTTCAAACGGACAGACTGTAGCACTAACTAATGGCTCTTTCGCTACTGCTATATCTGCAAGTGACGGAGCTAATATCGAGGGTGAGTCCCTTAAGCTTATTATATGTGAAGAGGCACAGGACATTTCTAATTTCAAAATTAGAAAATCAATTCACCCTATGGGTGCGGCATATAATGCAACTATTGTAAAAATTGGAACAGCAACAACTTTTAAAGGTAATTTTTATGAAGCAATCCACAGAAATAAAGCTAATCAAGAATCAAGGAAGTCTCATATAAAAAATCACTTTGAATATGATTGGAATATTGCCGCTAAATATAATCCTAACTATGCTAAGTATGTTGAAAAGGAAAAGAAGAGACTAGGAGAAAAGTCAGACGAATTTAGAATGTCATACTGTCTTGAATGGATAATCGAAAGAGGAATGTTCGTAGACATAACTAAGTTCGAGCAGGACAATACTGAACCACTTCTTGAAAGGTCTTTTTATGATAAGAGTGTTAATCATGTTGCAGGAATTGACTTAGGTGGTAAGGGTGATGACACTATTATCACAGTAGTTGAGGTAAACTGGGATATGCCGGTATCAGTAGACTCTTTTATTAATGAGAATGGAGAAGAAGAGACTTATACTACATTCAACACCTATTTGAAAGACTGGTGTTGTATATCAAATGAGCCTGACTATGAGGAACAGTACCCCTTAATTGTCGATTATCTAAATCACTTTTTACTTGCTAGGGTAGTGTGTGATGCAACAAGAGAAGCATCTATATCACACAGGTTGAGGGCAAATTTAAAATGTGAGGTAATACCTTTTATTTTCACCACTAAGTCTAAGTCTGAGGTGTATAAACATCTTGATAAAGAAATTGTGTCAGGTCGTGCAAGAATATGTGCAGGACCTAATACATTAGAAACTAGAGAGTACAAAGATTTTATTCAACAGCTTGGTGAGTTACAAAAAGGGTGGAGTGGTACACATATGGTTGTTTCACACCCTACAGATAAAGACCATGATGACTATCCAGATAGTTGGGCGTTAGCTGTTTGGGGAACAAGCTTTAAAGGGGAAGTAAATAACACTGAAACAGTCACAAACAAATTCACTGCAAAGAGTAATAGTCAAATAAAGGGTGTACGCACCCGAAATAGAATCACTGCAAAAAGGAGATAAGTTATGTTAGGTTTTGAAAGAAAACGTGATTTCAGAGATTTTATTGACATTGGTGCTACTGTAACACAGTTGTCCACGGAGCTAGATGACTTACAGTTAAGCCGACTTAAGAAGATTAAAAGATATTGGAATTTCTATGAGGGTTACCACTGGGAAGAAATGCCTGATGTAGATACACCAGAAGTAACGGTAAACTACTGTCAGGCATTCATAAATAAATTTGTTTCTTTTGAGTTAGGTAAGGGATTCACTTTTACTCCTCATGAACTTACAGAGGACGTGATTGTGACCGCTGATGGAAGAACATTATTTGAATACCTTGAAGATGTGTGGGAAGATAACCACCAGTATGAGTTTGCTACTGAATTAGGACAGATGAAGTCTGTAACAGGAGAGGCTTGGGTACAAGTAAGATACTTTAGTACTCATGAAATTGATGACCCCTTTGGTGAATATCCTGATGGAAGACTCAAGCTTTTATTACAACCTACAAGTGTGGTGTTCCCTGAGTATGACCCTCACCAAAAAGGTGTGTTAAAGAGGATTACTCTTGTTTATCAGTATTACGATTATGAGAAGACGGGAATATTTGGAAAGACTAAAAGAACTTTAAAGACCTTTAAACAGATTTGGACTAAAGATGAGTGTGTCACTTATGATGGAAAGACAGAACCTGTGGTTGTACCTAACCGTTATGGTGTTATTCCTTTTGTACAGATTAAGAACTCAATACTTGCCGGACGTAATGACGGAATAAGTGATATTGAGTGTATTATACCAATGAATGTGGAGTATAACTTAAAGAAGTCAAATGTTTCTGAGATTTTGGACTATCATGCCGCACCTGTAACTTTAGTGTATGGTGCTAAGATTGGAAACCTTGAAAAGGGAGCAAATAAACTTTGGGGAGGTCTTCCTAAAGATGCTAAAGTTGAGAATTTACAACTTGATGGGGATTTAGGTGCAAGTAATAACTATCTTGAAAGTCTTAAGCTTGAAATGTGTGAAGTTGGTGGTGTGCCTGAAACAGTGCTAGGTGGTGCACAGTCAATAAGTAATACAAGTGGTGTTGCTTTACAGTATATGAATTTACCACTTATTGAAAAGACTCAGGTAAAGAGACAAGTAACTGAGGTAGGACTTGAAACACTTAATAAGCTTATTTTGTTAGTGTCTTTATTTGAGGGACTTGTGTTTAAACCTAAAGATATTGCACTACGTGACTTTCTGCATACTGAGGTAAATATTCCTGATACTCTTCCTAAGGACACTCTTCTTGAATTACAACAGATTCAGCAGGAATTACAGGCAGGACTTGAAAGTAGACGAGGAGCACTAGAAAGACTTGGACGTGAGGACATTGAAGCAAAGCTTCGTGAAATTGATGAGGATAGACTTAATCACCCTGAAATTTATAACCCAGAATTTAATAATCAGCCTCAGTTAAATTCAGGTATGACTAATGGACAAACACCACAAGAAGTACTTAATATTGAGAAAAATGGAGCTAATGTAGAAGACCCTGAGGCATAAATCAAACTTCTTATAGAAATTTCTTGTTACCCTCTTTACAAATTAAAGGAGATGTGATAAGATGTTATTATAAAATCAATTTGGAGGTAGAAGATAATGAGAAAATTTAGAGGTATGACAGCAGAATCAAAATTAAGAGCAGTGAAAAAGGCGATTTCTTTTATGTGTGCTTTGAATGTACACGCTGACGAGGTTAATGGTGATGACAATAAGACCAATGATGGTAATACATCTACTTCACCACAGATTAACTATGAACAGCTCATTGCACAGGCTCGTAAAGAGGAGAAAGATAAGCTTTACCCTCGTATCAAGAAGTTAGAGGAAGACAATGCAAAGCTTGTTAATACAAGCAATGACAATCTTATTAAGATTGGTGACTTGATGCAGACTGTATCTAAACTCAAAGCTGAACTTGAAAAATATGAGTCAGGTAATGGTGAAAAGTCAGAGGAAGTAAAGAACCTTGAAACTACTATTGCAACACTGACTGCTGAAAATGAGAGATTGAAAAATGAAACCCCTAATGAAGAGGAAATTAGAAAGCAGATAGAACAGGAGTATGAAGTAAAGCTTTATCTTACTGAACAGACTAATGCTAATAAGGATGAAATTCTTTCCTCTTTTATGCCCGAAGTACAGGGTAAGACTAAGGAAGAGATTGATGAGTCAATCGCAAAAGCAAAGGAGAAGTCCCTTGCTATTAAGAAAGAGTTAGGAATTGTTGATGAGGATGGAAAGCCTATAGAAAAGAAAAAGTCCTCTACTTCTAAGAAGAAGACGGAGACTACACCTACTGTCCCTATTACCCCTAAGGTAGCTAACCCTACAGGAGATGACCCTAACCCTAATTATGATGCTGATTATATCAGAAATCTTGACCCACGTTCTGATGAGTACAAGGAGTTCAGAAAGAGCCTTGGACTAAAGTAATTTTAAATCAAAATCATTTATAATGGAGGTATTACTAAAATGAGTAAGATGACAAAAATTAAGAAGCTTCTTGGAGCTATCACATCTTTTGGAATGACCGTTCATGCTGATGTTGCGGTTGCTACAGAAACTGGTGCAACAAATGGTGGAACACTTTTCTCTGATGCAGTACGTGTTGTATACTCTAAGGAGATTGAATTTAAGGCACTGCCTAATATGCGTTTTATGCAGTTCGCACAGACAAAGACTGAACTTGGTACAGAACCTGGTCTTACAATCTCTATGCTGACTTACAACAACCTCACTCTTGGTGGTAAGCTTGAAGAAATGAAGAACATGACAACTCAGGCTATGAGTGGTTCTACAAAGCAGTTGACAGTAACAGAGTATGGTAATGCTATTTCTGTTTCTGAATTACTTATTCAGTCTTCTTTTGATGACATTATGGCTTCTGCTACAACACTACTTGGTCGTGACTATGCACAGGTTGTTGATACAGAGTTAAGAGATGCGGCATTAACTGGAACAAACATTGTTTATGCTTCTAAGTCAGACGGAACTGCTGTTACTTCAAGAGCTACACTTGATACTACTTGTAAGATGAAAGTATCCACAATTAAGGATGCTATTGAAATTCTTTCTACAAACAATGCTCCTAAGGCTGTAGGTGGAACAGCTTGGATTTGTTTTGTACACCCTCACCAGTCAAGAGGACTTCGTGATGACCCTGCTTGGATTAATGCATCTAATTATGGTGCTCCTGAACAGTTATTCACTGGTGAAATTGGACGTATTGATGACTGTCGTTTTATTGAAACAACACTTATGTGTAACGGTGCGGCGGCTGAATCTGACCCTGCTTATGATGAAGCACTTGTAAAGGGAGCAGATGGTGGTAATGCCACAACAAACGTTTATCAGGCTGTTCTGTTTGGTGATGCTTATTATGGTATTGCTTTTGGACTTCCTGTTGAACTTCGTGACAACGGTGTTGAAGACTTTGGAAGAAAGAGAAGCCTTGCTTGGTACTCAATTTTTGGTGTAGGTAAGCTTCATGATGAGTATGGTGTAGTTATTGAAACTGCATAATGTCACCGCAAATAAATTTAATGCTGAAAGGAGAGTAGTATAATGGCAAAGACTTTTAAGCCTAAGACTACAGGTATTACAGTAGATGATGAAAACACTACTGGGGACAGTGTTGAAGTAGTCTCAGATACAAAAGAGGAGAGTGTTGAAAACCCTGTTGAAACTGTTGAAACAGTGGAGACAGAAACTACTCCTGATGATGTTCAGGTAAACCTTAATGTGGTACAGAAACCTGCTGTTAAGAACGTGAAAATTCTCCCTAAGGAGAATCATTCTTGTTGCATTGGTGGTGTACGATATTTCCTTAAGAAAGGTGTTCAGACAAACGTACCTCAGGAGGTTAAGGACATTCTCAATAAGTCAGGTCTTTTAATGCCCCTCTAATTTAAGGGAGGTGTTCAGCTTTGACAGTTGAGCAGATGATTCAATTTCTCCGATTGTCAGTATATGTTCAAGATAAGGATAAGGTCGTCACAGTTGATGAACAGTATTTGTGTATGACTGATGAGGACTTACTCCTTTATCTTAACCTCGCTTTATCACGTAATTTTTCAGATGTCCCGTCTTTGGAGTACTTACCTGAGGATGCAGTTTATCCTATAGTTCTCTTAGCTAAAAAGGAGTTATACTACACTCTTGCAGTTAAGGAAGCTCCTCTGTATGACATAGGTGCAGATAATAACAACTACTTAAAGAGGTCTCAGAGATTCGACCACTATATGAAGTTGATAGCACAGGTTGACAGTGAGTATGATGACTGGATTGAAAATGGTGGTACTGATAATGGTACAGTAAAATCTTATAGTGTGACATTGAGTGACAGATATGGAACTCGTTATAACTATGAAAATGCGGCAGTTCCTACAGTAGTTCTCTACATAGGCAATATTACAGAAGACACAGTAGAGTTTTGGTGGAGTGTCAAGAACATAAGCAGGTTTTATAGATACAAAGTTTATGTATCTAAAGAGCCTATAGTGGACTTGTTTAATCTAAAATCTCACATAGCAAGTGGAGCAACACTTGTTGCTGAGATAAAGGACATTCATCAACTTCGTTGCAGGGTTACTGGTCTTGAACAAAAGACCACTTACTACATTGCAGTACAAGCTACTAATATGGCTTCACTTTCAGGTTATGCACAATATCAGATTGAAACAGGACCATTTGAAGAGAGTGGTGAAGACAATGGCAGTTGATGAGAACAACAGTATACAAAAAGCATTCTTAGACGGAATTGAGTTGGTATTCTCTTTAATGTTTACAACCCATTGCAAGATGTATTTCCTCAATGAGGAGAGTGTAGAAAAGGACATTTATGATGAGGTTGAAAACAAAAGTTATGGAGAGCCTGTCAATTTAGTAGCCAAAGTGATTTACGACCACCCTAAAGGTGAAGAGCCTGAGGAGACTGTTATTCGCAAAGCTACAATAAAAGTTCCGACTAAACAGTTTATAGATAAGAAAATTTCTTGTTTATATGAAGCAGACTGGGAGAAATTCAGAAAAGCTAAGTTTGAATATGAGGGTACTACTTATTTAGTAGATGCAGTAAAGCCTATGACCCTTGTTGCAGATATTTGGCAATTTTTTGAGTTTTACTGTACCGAGGATAAAAAGAAGTCTATAAAGCAGGTGTAATAATATGAGAGTAAGTAAGTTCGGAGACTGGACAAGAGCAGGTGTTGTCCTGCAAGCTCTATCAACCAAAATTACACCTGCTTTTTCTGTACAACTACAGGAAGATGGAGAGTTTATCTTAGAAAAGCTAATAGGTCATATAGACTCACAAGATTTATCGTGGACCCCTCTTGCCGAGTCTACAATAGTCCTTAAAAATGGTGATGACACTGTTTACGTAGAGACTGGTTATTTAAAAGACCATTTAAAAGTGCGTAAGGTGAAGTCACCTAAAAGTGGTGTTACTTTCTTTATAGGTGCATCAGCTTGGGACAGAACACCTGATGGGGTTAAGCTTAGTGACCTTATGATTTGGCTTGAATATGGAACAGATAAAATCCCACCGAGACCCTTAATTCGTCCAACTATGGAAGAAGTAGAGTCTACTTTGAAAAGTAATTGGAAGAAAATAATTGAAGACCTGATTAAAGGAGGTAAGTGACTATGAGTTCATCAGTGTGGTATGAACAGATTGACAAAGGTCTTATCGAATTTATTCAGAGTGTTGTTGTATTACCCAATAGTGATGGTATTTCAGTTCCTGTGCCTGTTAGAGTTAGGAAAGCAGATGAAGACTTAAAGAAAGAAGACTACCCTATGATAACTATCTATAACCTTTTTACAAGCAAACGTGATGAGGTTAGATATTACCCCTTTGATGTTCTTAGAGGTTACGACCCTGATACTGCAAAGGGTACTCTTGAAAAGACTGCTGTCCCTTACACCCTACACTATCAAATTGACTTTTGGAGTACACTACAAAGGGACATGAATGCTATGTTAGCTAAATGGGAGTTCTTAGTTAGTCGTGATTTTAATTTACCCGTTGTAGACAGTGGTGGTGTTTCAAGGACTGCACACGCTTTACAAAAGGGTGACATGAAAAAGACAGACAGACTTAATGGAACTGAGCGTATCTTTCATTCCTCAATCACTTATAGAATTTGGGGTGAACTTGATGAGAATTTACGCAAGGAATGCAACATTGTAACTAACACAGAAATACCACTTACAGGAGTAAGTGTTTTGAAATAAGGAGGTACTAATTATGTATAAAGTTAAAGAAATCAAAGGCTTTATTTTTAGTGCAACTCTGACTGACGGTAGTGTTTTAACAATTCTCCCTTGTGAGGAAGCCACTGTTAAGAAGTCACAGATTAGTGACACTCTTAAAGAGGCAGTTAAGCGTGGTCGTGTTACTATGTCGGAGGTAACAGACACTAATACAACAGCTAAGACTAAAGAAAAAACAGGAGGTGCTAAGTAATGGCTGAATATTTAACCCCCGGTGTATTCGTTGAAGATATTACTCAGGTAGTTGATATGCCCTCAGGAACTGTTCCTGCTTCTGCATTTGTAGGTGTAGCTAAAAGTGGTCCTGTAGGTGTACCTGTAGCAGTAACTTCTTGGAATATGTACCTTAACACATTTGCAGGAGGTCAGGAATCTGCATTCTTGACAAATAGTTATCTTGCTTATGCAGTATATGGATTTTTCCAGAATAATGGAAAGCTTTGTTATGTTTTAAGAGTATCAAGCGGAACTGTTTCGAGTGATAACACAATTACTTATGCGGCTAAATCTGCTACTTCAACAGGTGATGATGCTTTTGCAAAAGCTTTTTCCGCTAAGTATGAGGGTGATTGGGGTAATAAGCTTAAGATTAAGTGTCCTAAATCAGGTGTTAATGAAACACTTGGAATTTTCACTTTACAGGTGTTACTCAATGATGTTATTGTTGAGTCTTGGGCTAATCTTGGTAGTGGCGTAAATGTAAAGGGTTGCTTTGCAGATGTTATTAACGCAGAAAGCCAGTTTATTGAGGTTACGGATATTACTGTTCCTGCTGACCTCAGTACTATGAAGAATGCAGATGTGAATATCACATTCTCAGGTGGTACTGATGGAGATTCAACAGTAAGTGATGCTATATATGAGGCTTCTCTCCATGCTCTTGACTTCTATGACACTATTCGCCTTGTAGCAATTCCTGGAGCAAGTAATGACTTACAGGTAGCTTTAGCTGAATATTGTACTGAAATGGAATACAGAATTGCTATTTGTGAGGGTGAAGAAACTGCAACTAATGCAAACCTTATTACTCTGAGGGAAAGACTTAATAACCTTAATGCAAACTTATATGGACCGTGGATTCAGGTTACAAATCCTCTGTCTTCAAGTGGGGCACCTATTAGTATTCCTGCTTGCGGTCATATTTCAGGTGTTTATGCACGTATTTCAGATTCAAGAGGATTTTGGAAAGCCCCTGCCGGAACAGAAGCAATCTTAAAGGGTGCTATCAATGTCACAAAGGTTTTCACTCAGAATGATACAGACGTTTTAAACCCTAAGGGTATTAATGCTTTACTTCCTAAACCTAATTATGGTGTTGTAATTTGGGGAACAAGGTCTTGTAGAAATGACTTACCTTATGCTTCGGACTTGTACACTAACATTACTATTAAAAAGAATTGTTATGACCTTACACAGAAATATGTGTTTGAGCCTCATGACTCTTCACTTTGGACTAAGGTTAAGACTACTGTTCAGGACTACCTCAATGGTATTTATCAGCAGGGTGGATTCTTTGGTGACAGTGCAGACCAAGCTTATTTTGTAAAGTGTGATGAGGAATTAAACCCTCTCTCCATAAGAAATCAGGGTAAGCTTATTTGTGAAGTGGGTTATGCAACAAAGAAGCCTGCTGAATTTATTATTTTCCGTATCAGTCATGAACTGACAACTGCTTAAGAAAGGGTGTAAGAATATGTTAAAGAAACTTTTATCTGCCACACCTATTGTGGTACACGGTGCAAGAACTACCTCTCTTGACCCTTTACAGAAATACAAATTCAGATTAACTGTTCCAGGAATTCCCACAGAAATTGGATTTCAGAAAGTAAGTGGTCTTACTCATGAGGTAGGTGTAGCTGAATACACTGAGGGAGGTTATGACTATGCTCACAAACTTCCTGGAAAGCCTAAGGTTGGTGAAGTAACTCTTGAAAGAGGTGCTTATGCTGATAAGGACTTAGAAGAGATGCTTAAGAACACGTTGACTAACCCTGATATGAGAGGAACAGTCATTATTGAACACCTTGATAGGTATGGAAACGCAGGAAGAACTTACAAACTTGCAGAAGCTTGGGCTTCAAAGTGGGAGTCCAGTGACCTTGACTCTTCCTCAGATGATGTGGCAATTGAAAAGATTACTCTACAGTTTGAGTACTTCTTGGATGAATAAGGTATTTAAAAACTTATAAACACAAACCCTGTAAAATTAGTACTTGCTATTTACAGGGTTTTGTTATATAATAGGAGTAGAGGACTTTAAGTCCCTGATTTAATAGGAGGTAATATACTATGAAAGCAAGAATTGATAATGACAGAGAAAGCAGAGATATTGAAATTGAAAAGGAATATTCCGAAAGCCTTTCCAATATCGCAGAAACAGCCACAGATGTAGGTGAAGAGAAAGTTTATTCTCTCCTTGCAGGTTATACAGACAATGACGGAATTACACATGATACGTTTACACTCAGAGAAATGACAGGTGCTGATGAGGAGTATGTAAACCGTTCTGATATTAAGAGTAATGGAGCAAAAGTTTCTACTGCTCTTCTTGCTCGTTGTGTAACAAGTATTGGAACACTCACAAGAAAGAGTGTAGGTGGACCTAAAGAATGGGAAGACATTATTAAGCACCTTTATGTTGGAGACAGAGATGTAATGCTCCTTGAATTAAGAAGACTCTCTATCGGAGAAGAAATTGAGGTAACGCATACTTGTCCTAACCCTGACTGTAAGGCAAAGCTTAATACAGTAGTCAATGTAGACGAACTTGAAATCACAGAATTTAATGGTATTAAGGAAATTCCTTTTGAACTCCCTAAGGGTTTTGTTGATAAAAAGGGTAATTTACATAAGACTGGTGTTATGAGAAGACCTAATGGTCTTGATGGAGAACTTCTCACCCCTATTGCAAAGAACAACATGGCAAAAGCAGAAACTGCTCTTTTAACACGTCTCTGTAAGTTTGATGACGGAGTGCATATTGATGACTCTGTTATGGCAAACCTGTCTGTAAAGGACAGAAACTACTTACAGAAACAGCTTAATGACAATTTCTTTGGGGTTAATATGTCTGTTGATGTAATGTGTGACAGATGTGGAGAGTCATTCAAGGGTAATCTTAATCAGACAAATTTTATTTAAGCACCTATTTTGATGATGAATTTTCTCTAAGGTTTCCTTTTAAAAAGACCTTAGAGGAAATGCACATCTTAGCCTACTGTTACCACTGGGACAGAAATACCCTATGGGAACTCTCAACTCGTGAGCGTAAAATGTGGGTTGGTATGGTGCTTACTCAGAAAAAATTGGAGAATGATAAATTGAAAATATAGTGTAATAAAAGATGTAATAAGGCAGAATCAAAGTTTTGGAGGTGAGACGTTTTGAATAACTTTGGTTTAGGACTTATCTTAAGTTTTACAGATAATGCTTCAAGTGGTATGCAGAATGCCACAAGGTCTTTTCAAGACCTCAATAATGCTACATCTAATTTCTCACAAGCTAACAATGTTGATTCTGCTTTATTACAAATTTCTTATGCGGCAGGAATTGTGGGAGATGACCTGTACAGAATAGGTGCAGGTATTACCTCAATGTTTACAGGTGTTATTCAAAAAGTTACTGAGGTTGGTACAACTGTAGCTACTGCACGTAGTCAACTTTCTACTTTATACCAAAGCGAAGAAGCAGGAGCACAGAAATTAAATGAAATTAAGGACTATGCTAAGTCCAGTATTTTTAATTTTGAGGACCTTATTCCCTCAGTCATTATGCTCAAAGCTAATGGTATTGAAGCCTTTGAACAGATTGCCTCAAGTGCTTATTTAGCAAGTGATGGTATTGAGGGTTCAAGACAAACACTTATGGACTATGCCGCAGACCTTGCGGCATTTAATCCTCAAATGAAGAATGCATATGGTACTGGTGTTCAGGCGGCAATGGGTGCTTTGAATGAGTATATAGCAGAGGGTAATGCTATGTCTCTTAAGAGGGGTGCTTCACTTGACATTAACCAGTTAATTGGAGAAGACACAGCAGGAACTATTGAAGAGCGTTCAAGACAAGTTGCAGACCTTATTGAACAGTTAGGTATGGTAGGTATAACTGCTAATTTAGCAGGTACTCCTATGCAACGTCTTTCAAACGTGTCTGATATATTCTTTAATCTTATGTCTGACGTTTCCGATTCAGGTGTGTTTGAAAAATACTCGGAACTTATTGCAAAGTTTACTGACTATTTATTTTCTATACCAGATTCAGAAATTAAACAAATTGCGGAAGTAATTGCAGGTGCATTAGTAGATTTAATGTCTCCTCTTGAAAAAGTAATAGACCTTGGAATAAGAGCAGTTGACTGGTTAAGGGATACAGTAAAAGTCAACCCAGAGTTAGCACAGACCGCTATAAAAGCAGTAGGAGTAGGTGGTGCTTTTCTATTATTATCTGGTATAGTTCTTAAACTTGCCTCAAGTTTAGGACTTTTAAGAATAACCATTTCAGGACTGTTTAAGGGAAGTGCCTTAAGTAAGGGACTAAGTATGTTAGGACTTTTTAAGAACTTTATGCTTGTTATAGCTCCGCTCATTGCACTTGTAACCTTACTTAAACTTGCTTGGGACAGAAATTTCTTAGGTATTCAAGAGGTAACTAAAAATACCCTTGCAACTGTAGTAGATTCAATAAAGTTGGTGTTTGATGCCTTTGCAGATAACACTCTTTCAGAAGAGGGTTTTATAAGAGCCAAAGAACTTGGAATACTCCCCTTTATTGAGGGTATATTACAGTTAAAATATCACTGGGGATTTTTTGTTGACGGATTTAAAAAGGGTCTTGACAGTTTCTTTAAAACACTTGGTGACATTCTTGTACGACTTGGTATTCTTGATGTAGATGTATCTGGTGTAGGGGAACTTATTGTAGCATTGATTGAGAAAATGACTGCTCCAGGAATGACAGATACTTGGGAGAACTTAGGAGAAATTTTAGGTGAAATAACAGGTTGGATTCTTGTTATGATTACACTACTTCCTGTAGTGTTAAAAGGTATAAGTGCTATTACTACCCTTATAAGGGGAGCGTGGACTACACTTAAATTTGTAGGTACTGTACTCGGAAAGATATGGGACGTACTCAGTTTAGTGGGTAGAGGTGCTAAATGGGTATGGACTGGTATTAAATCCATAGGTACTGCCTTATCCGGTCTTAATTTTGCTTCTATAGGTGCATCATTGTCCTCTATAGGGTCACATATTGCAACCTTTTTCTCAACTATAGCAAGTGGTATAGGTAGTGTACTTACTGCTATAGGTGCTGTTGTGGGATTACCTGCTTGGGCTGTTGGGTTAATAATTGTTGCAATAGTTGCATTAATAGCCACAATAGTAATCTTTTGGGACGAAATTAAAGCTTTCTTTGGAAAAATAGGAAATGCTATTAAAGACTTCTTTGTAAATGCCTTTAATAAGTTGATGGAAATTCCTATAGTACAGAAAATTGTTGAAATGCTCCAAAAAGCTATTGGTGGTATTATAGATTTTATAAAGGGAATTATTGAGCCTGTTATACGCATATTTACAACTGTTTATGAGGTGGTTAAATCCTTTATCACTAATGCTATTGCTATAGTTGTAGGTTTTGGACAATTAGTTTGGAGCATTATATCAGGAGTTTTCAATATCATCAGTTCAGTTGTAGGTGCTGTGTGGAATATTATTAAGTCTGTAGCAGGTCTTATAGGTAACATATTCTATGCTATATATGCAGTAATACGTACTATAGTTCTTGCAGTTATTTGGGTGTTCCAACAGTTATGGGAAGGTATCAAGATAGGACTAGATTTTGTATGGAATATCTTTTCAACTGTATTCGGTTGGATTTATAACAACATTATATCACCTATTATTACTGCAATTAGCACAGCTTTTGGGTGGTTATGTACAAACGTATTCTCACCTGTAGGTGATTTCATCAAAGGAGTTTTTGATAAAGTTGCAGACGTAGTTGAATGGATTGGAGACAAATTCAGTACAGTGTTTGGAAAAGTCAAAGATTTCTTATTAGGAGTTTTTGAAAAAATTGATGCATTCGTCTCTCCTATTCTTGATGGTATTGCTGATGCTATTGAGTGGATTGGTGATGTAATAGGTAAAGTAGTTGATGGTATAGGAGGCTTCTTTGGAGGTATTGGAGACTTCTTTATGGATGTTGGTGATGGACTTTCAGAAGCCGTTGGACTTGCAACTGGTGGTTATGTAAAGACTACTGGTATTGCAATGCTACACCCTAATGAAGTAGTTGTAAATGATGTACTTACTCAAAGATTAGGTGCTTTCTTAAATGACTATGACATGGCTAAGTTTAATAGCTCACCTTTAATCACCAATGATGTTATTGCTACGGATGACTATGCAGAGCGTGAGGATAATGTTCTTATTCCCCCTACTCCTATTCCGTCACCTGAGGATGACGACAATAACTCTGATGGTAACAGTCCTATGAGAGCTTTGGTAAATAACTCTGTAAATAATGTAGAAGACAATAGCAGTCAGTCTGAGGACGATAATTCCTCAGATAACAGAGTAATTTTTGAAAGCGGAAGTGTTGTAATTCAAGTTGGAAATGACTGTAAATTTACTGAGGCTGAATTACTTGCAATAGTTGATAAACTTATGAGTATTATGGCACGTAAATTGCAGTTAAGACAGCTTCAAACAAGAAAGTAAGGTGATTAGTTTTGTATGAAGCAAGTATAAGAAGTAGTACAAGGGGAGCAACTGTTATTGATAATAAAAAGAAATACTCCTCTGGTGCTAAAACAAAGGGTTATATTAAGAACAAAGTAACAGGCAAAACAAAATCATTCTTATTTAACCCCTCAGAATTAACTTTTTCAAGAGAAGCTACATACTCGGAGACTTCATCTCCAGGTCTTAGCTATCCCCTTACTCAATATGTAAGGGGAAATCTCTTAACATTCAGTTTACCTCTTTATATTTACGACAAACCTTATTCAGGTCTTGTTTCAGAGTGGGAGACTTTTCTCAATAGTTTTGTACCTCCCACAACAAATAACAGTAGCTATACTAAACCTAATGACCTTATGGTGTGTATGGGGAGTTTTATTAGAGAATGCGTTGTGGAAAGTCTTGAAGTCCATTATACAGACTTTAATGAGGCACTCAACCCTACAGAAGCTACTTTTACATTACAGTTAAGGCAGGTGTGATATATGGCAGTATTTGCGGGTTCAAGATATTTGAAAACACCTATTTATGCTCGAAAAGGTCAAGCCTTTATATTCAATGTACGTAACAAGATAAAGTTTAATCAGGACAATGCTACTTATTATACAGTAGTAATTGGAGATACTATTGATGGAATAGCACTTAAATCTTATGGTAATCCACATCTTAGTTGGGCGATTCTTGATAGTAACCCACAACTTATGTCAGAACTTGACTTAGAGGTAGGTTCAAGTATTCTTATTCCACCTTATGAGGAAGTGGTGAAGTACTGTGAGTAGTGCTACGAGTGTTTACTGGGAATTAAAAGTCAACAATATTTTAATAGATGGTGCTAAAAGAGCTTGTATAAATAGCATTGAATTTGATGAACTTTGTGATGGGTCGGATACTTGTACACTACAAATTACTGACCCAGATTTCCAGTTTATAGAGGACGACATTTTTATTGAAGAAGCAAGTATTTACTGTAGATTTGGTTTTAATGAGGACACTTTCAGAAATGAGTTTATAGGTTATATCTCAGCTGTTGACATTAGCTTTCCTGAGGAGGGTTCTCCTACACTATCTATAACTTGTTTCGATAAATCACATTTAATGAACAGGTCCAAAAAAGAGCGTTCATGGGACAATGTTACACGTGCAGATGTAGTAAAAAAGATTGCGGCAGAGTATGGATTTAATGTTGACCTTGAGTCTAATTATACTTTTGCAGTGGTAGACACTATATCCCAAAGTGATAATACAGATATAGAGTTCTTAGAAAGCCTTGCCGGAGAAGAAAGAGAACCTTTTATGTGTAAGCTTGTAGGTAATACTCTTATATATAAGAAAAAAGGTCTTTTACAAGAGCCTAAAACAACTTTAGGTTATAAAGTATACCCTTTTGATGTCCAAAGCTTTACTCCTCAAATTACTAAGGAAACACGTCAGGAAGAAGTAACCTCTTCAAATATCAGTACAGAAGACAAGGCTTATGAAACTTATACTGCAACTGACGGAAATACAAGTCGTGATGTACAGGGTGAGTCTGTTAAGACTTCATCTACTGCGGCACTTAATGATACCTCAGTAAGTAAACAGGACACTTCAAATAGAGTTTATAATCCTGTTACAAGAGAGTGGGAAGTAGGGTGATGAACTATGGCTATTGTAATTAACTCAGCTTGGGATGCACAGCAGTATTATAAAGAGAGAGAAGAGGCAAGAAAACACATAAATTCTGCCTCCGATGCTCAATACTTTTATGAAACATATGGTGGAAATGGGTACTTAGGTAACTGGGGTTCACCTATAAGACACGCAGGACAATATGGTTACACTTATGATGCTGCTACACACTCTTGGAAAAAAGTATCTATGGGATTTAATACAAAAAGCTTCGACTTTTCTTTCAACTCCTCGTCTTTGAGTAGTGGTGTAGGGTTTTCAGGAGGTAGTGGAGCAGTATCACAATCAGGTGTAGTAAACTCTGAAAGTGATGCGGCTACAGACAGTAAAACAGATGCTGAAAAAGAGTACATTGACATTGAATTTAATACACTTACTGGTGATTGTTCTGTACTCCCTACTAAACAGAATATGAAACTTAAAGTTGGGAATACTATAAAAATGCTAGGTGTTGGTAAGTTTCTGTCAGGACTTTACTTTATATCTGAAATAAAGCGTACTATAAGTAATGATGGAGCTTATTCAATGTCCCTTGTACTTTATAAGAATGGTTTTGGTGACAACCTTAAGAGTACATCAAACTCAGTTACAACAACTCCTGCTAATAATGGAAGACCTACAGAGGTTGACACTACAAAAAATGTTGTTACAACGGCTATTAAAGTAGGTAGTAAAGTTAAAATTGTCGGAGATGCTATTTATTCAAATGCTCATGAGGGTGTGAAAGTCCCTAACTGGGTAAAACAAGAAGAGCATACAGTTGATGCTTTAAGTGAAGATGGTGCAAGAGCAAGACTAAAAGAAATTTGGTCTTGGACTTATGTTAAGTACCTAAAACTAATATAAGGAGGTCAGTATGGCAGAAACAAAGTTTTATGGTAAGTATCGTGCTAAAGTTGTTGATGTGAATGACCCTGAAAGACGTGGACGTATTCGTGTTCAGTGTCCTGCTGTTTTAGGTATTTACAAAAGTGCTTGGTGTGAACCTTGCATTCCTTATGCAACTGATTTTTCAGGTGATTACTATGTACCACCTGTAGGTGAAGCAATTTGGGTAGAGTTTGAAGAGGGAGATGTCGATAAGCCTATTTGGAATGGTGGGTGGTATAAAATAGACAGCTCACCTCTTCTACCTGAATCTAAACCTGAGGACTACAGGTTTATCTCTTTTAAAAAGTCCATATTAAGAATGGGCGAGAGAGAGTTTATATTTGAACTCCGAAATGGTGATGACTCATATGCATTCAAAGTGGACCCAAGCACAGTAATAGGTCTCAGTTGGGTGGGTAGTCTTTCAGAAAATGATTGTAACACTTTGAATGACTATATAGCAAATAGTGAGCTTATAATGGTACAAGTACCAGAGGCTATTCAAAGTATAAGTGATTATATTTCTGAAACGGTGCAACCATTCTTGACTGAATCATACCCTAAAGACTGGAACACCCTTTATGAAACTAATCTCCCCGAAATGCTTAATAACCTATATACTGAGGTGCAGACAGACTTAACTAATCTTGATAAGTCCTTAAGGAAATACATAGAGGGTATTGTAAAAGAGTTAGAAGACCTGCTTACTGACTTAGATAATAGGGTTAAAGCGTTAGAGTCAGGAGGTTCTACAGAATGAAAAATGGATTTAATGGAATAAGTTTTCCTTTTAGAATAAGTGGTACAGGTGGAGTTCAGATGAGTACTACAGATGTTTTAGATGTACCACACATTGTTGAAGCTATGGAACAGATACTTCTCACACGACCTTATGAAAGAAAAATGGAGTATCATTTTAAATCTGACTTAGACACCCTTATTTTTGACCCTAATGACATTAGTGCTAGGAATATGGTTGCTTATCAAATTAAACAAGCACTATCACAGTTAGAGGATAGAATTGAGGTAATAAATGTTATAGTCACTTCTGAGGGTTCTTCAATATATGCAACGATAACCTTTAGGGTGCTTATGTATAATACAACTTACAGTAAGAAGATAAAGGTTGGTGATGATAATGGCAAGACTTCCGATTAGTAATATGGATTACACAACAAGAGATTATGAGGGTTTTCGTACTCTTATGATACAGGAGTTACAAAAGAGAATGCCAGAGTATACAGATACAAGACAGTCTGATGCAGGTATTGTTATTTTGGAACTCAATGCTATGTGCTTGGACATACTGTCTTATTATTTAGACAGTATTGCAAATGAGTGTTTCTTGGTAACTGCTGAACAAAGGAGTAATATCTTAAAGTTCTGTAAAATGCTTGGTTATACACCTCGATATGCAACTTCTGCACAGTATTCACAGATTTTTATTAAGACCTCCGCTGATACAGAGGTGATTATTCCTCAGGGAACTAAAGTAAAGACTTATAGTACAAACCCTGACAATCAGGTTTATTTCACTACTCTTAAAGACCTTGTAATACCTAAGGGTGCTTTAGGAAATGAAGTAGACAGTGAAACAGGTGAGTATTTATATGCTGTGCCTGTAATTCATGGACTTTATGTCAACAATGAGGTATTAACTGACTCCTCTAATGGTGAAGCAAATCAGACTTACAGGCTAAATTATGCTCCTGCCCTTATTGATGAGAATTTTAAGGTGTATGTAGCCGATGCTCAAAATTCAAGTGAACTTTGGAGAAGAGTTAAAAGCTTTGCAGGTTCAGACTCTTCAAGTAAAGTGTATACTGTTGAAGTAAATGACTATAATGAAACAAGTGTTGTTTTTGGAAATGACATTTTTGGAAAAGCACCTAAAGATAGTTCAATTACTTGTAGTTACTATGTAGGTGGTGGAGAATCAGGTAATGTAGGTATAGGTGCTATTAAAGAGATGGAAGACAACATTGCTTCTATTGCCTCCACTCAAAATGTTGAAATCCTTAAGACAGGATATAATCAGGAGACTGTTGATGAAATAAAAGTCAATGCACCTATAGCACATAGAAATATTTGGGGAGCTTTAACTTGTGACGATTTTGCAGGAGTACTTAAAGTCTATTTCCCTGATGTAATAGATGCCGAAGCTAAGAAAGCATCTGAAGACTGGACTAAACCTGAGGTAGATGACATAGAAATTTATGTACTTACTCAGGTAGAAATTGAAGAGCAGATAAGACTACAGGAAGAGCGTGAGTCTAAATTCTTTCAACCACTCACTGAGGACTTCTACAACAGTTCTGAGCGTTACTTAAGTCTCATGGGAGACCCCGATAAAGACAACGGAATAATTCACCAGTTTTTCAATTCTGACACTGATTATGTTGAAATTGAATCTGGAGAGGGTCTTGACTCAGGACGAAAACTTGTGGGAATGCGTGACATTTATCTTAAACACGCAAATTTTGCAGGACTTAATATTGAGTACACTTTAATGGTTAGAGATTATTATGACAGGGACTTAGTATCTAAACAGCTGGACAACTATATTTTTAATTACTTTGCTTTAGGTAACATTAAGTTTAATCAGGATATTTCTTTACAAGACCTCATGTATGAAATAGTTGATAACAGTGGTATTGAGGGTATTAGATACTTATCATTTACAATTTTTGGGGATAAGGATGAAAATGGAGAAATTCATAACGATTTGTACTCATTCATTAGTCATGACTTGTTGATACCTGAAATAGGTACACTCTTTGTACTCACTGGTATAAGCAGACACTTCCCTGAGGTAGGTAAGAAGTCTAATGGAGGTGGTACATTATATGGAAACACCTAAAAGCACAAACCCCTCAACAAAAAAACTCTTAGATAAGTATCATCTGGTTGAAAATCACATTGACAATCCTAAGTTTATACCTTATAATAATACTGAGGGTGAAGAGGTAAGTCCTCTCACTGACTTTATGTACTATTCTAAGCTCCCTGAGGTTTATCGCACTTTTGATAAACCTTTGGGTTATCCTCTTTATAGATACTTACAGTCACTTTTTAATAGTGGATATGCTGTGCTTGCAAATAAACTTGCGACAGAGGGTTATGACAGTTTAAGTGACAGTGAAAAGGTGAGTATTGGAGGTATTGAAAATCTTCTTGACTTAGTAAATCCTGAAACTTGTCCTAATAAATTCTTACCTTATTACTGTAGAAGCATGAGTATTGATTGGTTTCCTGACCTTGCAAAATTAGGACTTAAAGATGCAAGTGATAATTCGGATAATACTAATGACTACTATAATCGAACTTTTTTATGTAACATTGGTGAGATTTATAGAAGAAGAGGTACTGAGTCCTGTGTAAAGTACATTGCACAACAACTTACAAGCATGGACGTGAAACTTAAATATGAGCGTGTGTTTAATGAGGACTTGACTACTAAAGCACGTATTTTATGGGTTGAAGTACAGGCAAATACTATTGAAGAGATTACTAAATTAAGTGTTGCAACCCCTGTAATTAAGAGGTATATTGATACTCAAATACCTTATTATATTACTACGGCGGTTTTGTATGTCTTAAGAAATTCCACAAGTGCTAATAGGTATAATGGAAACTTTGTAAGAAGCACCATTAGAAAGACTATTAAATGCAGAGATGAAAACATTAAGACAACAGTTGAAATTAAAGCAGGTAGACAGTTTGGAAATGTTCAATCCAAATTGATTGAGCAGGAAATAAAACCACAAATATAAGGAGGTAATTTAAAATGGCTAATTGGAAACAGGAGAATACCATTCTCACCAACATTGGTCTCACAATGCTCTCAAAAGCACAGGTAGGTCTTGGTAAATTGGAAATTACTAAGATTATTGCCCGTGATACTGTAAGCACACCAGATGAAAATAAGCTCCTCACAGGCTCAACCCTCCCTGACACTAAACAGTCAGCGGTTTTATTGAGTGCTAAAGGTGCAGTTATTTATCCCGATAATAGTCAAAATGCTGATGCAAGTCAGATTACTGCCAGATTTTCAAATGAGACTGTAGGAGTAGGACAGTCATTTAAAATCAGGCAGGTTGTGGTGTTTATGAGACTTACTGAACTTGCAGACAGTGATGAAGATATGGGTGAAGTACCTTATATGGTAGCACAGTCCGAGGGTGAAGATGACTACGACTTTATGCCTGAATTTAGTGTAAACCCTACTGCTATTAATTATGACCTTTATATTCTCCATTCAGGTGTTGCACAAATTGACATTGCAGTAAAGACTGCCGGATATGTTGATGAGGACACTTATAATGAAGAAATTACAAATATTTGGAACACTATTAATAGCATTACCACTAATGGTGTAGGACAGAACACTGACGGTATGACGTTTGATGTGTGGACACCTCAATACACTGCTGATGATGACCCCTCAGGTGCAAGAAATTGGTCTAAGTCAACTGACACAACTCAAATTGCAGGAACTAAGAGTGCAGAGCGTTTTAATAACTATGCTGAAAATGACAATATAGCTGTAGGTATTGGTTGTCATGTTGAGGGTGGTGGTAATGTAGGTATTTCTAACCAATGTCATATTGAGGGTGTAGATAACCATTCTGGAAGTGATAGTACATGGGGTATACATATTGAGGGAAGAAGAAACTTTGCTACAATAGGTTGGTTTCAGCACATTGAGGGTGAATTAAATCAAAGTGCAGGTTATGTTACCCATATGGAGGGTCAAAAGAATAAGGCTATAAATACAAATTCTGAGAATGCAGGTATGCTCCATGTTGAGGGTGTAAACAATACAGTAAATGATGGTACAATTCACCATGTTGAGGGTACAAACAACACAGTAGATAAAGGTAATGTACACCATGTTGGTGGTAATGGAAATTCTGTATCAGGTTCAGGTGATTGCTGTCATGTAGGTGGACGGTCAAACATTGTTTCTGATACAGGAGAAGCCTTAGTATTAGGCAGAGAGAATATTGTAAGAAACAGTAATCAAGCTAACATGACTGGTTACAAGAATGTGATTGTAAACTCTGTTGGTGCTTCTGCATCAGGAACTACTAATACAATTACCAACTCTCAGAGAGCCAATGTAACAGGAAACAATAATACTGTTAATAATTCACGTAGTTCCACAGTGTCAGGAGAATCAAATACTGTTTCAGATAGTTGCTTTGAAAGTAGTGTTTCAGGATATCACAACTCTGTTACAAGGTCTGAACATTCTATTATATCAGGTCAGAATAATATCATATCTGATTCAAATAATATTATAGTATCAGGTGGAACAAACCAGGTAACTCAAAATGTTCACAGTTCAATAGTCAGTGGTGCAGGTAATAACGTACATAATGACAACCTTGCCTCATCAATATCAAATGCCTTGTTTGGTACAAATGGCATTCTTATTGATTCAAGTGAGGTAATTATATCAGGTAATGGGAATAGTGCTACACGCTCTTTTTGTTCTATATTATCTGGTAAAAATAACTCTCTTATTAAGAATTCATCATCTGATAGTACGTTTAGTTCAGAGTGCAGTGTTATTTCGGGTAATGAAAACACTATTTCTCAGACAAAAAATTCAATTCTAACTGGTAATAAAAACACCATATCTGACTACACACCTAATGGAGTTTCAGGTGAAAGATTCCCGACTTGTAACATAGTCACATCAGGAGAAATAAATACAATATATGGACTTTTCTCTTCTGTAATCACAGGTTATAATAATAGCATTACAAATATACATGATTCAGTTATAGGTGGTAAAGGTAACACAATTTCAAGTGAAGTATTAGATAGTGGTACAAACTGTGTTCTCTGTACTGGATTTAATTGTACTGTTAATAACTCAGGTCATCCAATGTTTGTGACAGGTTCTTACAACACTATAAAGGGTAATAACTCGTCTGTAATGGGAAGCAACAACATTGCAACAGGTTACGACCAAGTTGTAATGGGTCATTACAATGTTGAAGACATTGAAAATAAGTTTGCACTTATTGTAGGTGGTGGAGCTAAAAATGGTGAAAATGTTGCAAGAAAGAATATACTCGAACTTGATTGGGAGGGTAAACTCCATATAACAGGACTTTATGTTTCAGATATTTGGAATGAAGATGGAACAGGTACACTTAATGCTTGGAATATTGCTGATGGAACTGGTGTTGGTGCTATTATTGCTAATAATATTGCAGAAAACAAAGCATCTAGTCTTTACTCTTTTGCTATTGGAAATTTGACTGAATCCTCTGCAAACTACGCTTTCTCCACAGGTAATGGTTCTAAAGCACAAGGTCAGTCAGCAGTAGCTACTGGTGACTACTGTGAGTCTTCTGCTGATTACTCATTCACAACAGGACATTTAGCCAAGACTAAGAGCGCATCTTCACAAGCTATGGGTAACAATGTATCTATTGATGCCTCAAGCATTTCTGCGTTTATATGTGGTTATGAAAATAGTGCATCAAATGCTTTTGCAAGTTTCACCTCAGGTCAGACTAATACTAACCAGTCAAACAGAGGTTTCATTGCAGGTGGACAGAATAATGTCCTTAAGAGTGAGAATGGATTTGTTGCTAATAAAGGAAATACTGTTTCGGGTAATAATAACTTTGTTGCAGGTGTAACAAACACTGTAACAAGTGGTGGTGTTACAGTGTTTGGTGAGAGTAATGAAATTACTGCAAGTTCGGGAATGACTGGTTCATTGTTTACAGGTAATAGTAACTCAGCTAAATCTGGAATAGTTGAAGCAACATTTATGTCGGGATATAAGAACAAGATTAACTCTCATTCTGCTTATGACTTAATTTCAGGAGAGAGTAATACTATTTATAATTCTGAAAGTAGTGTTATTTCAGGGTCTAACAACTCCACTTATGCTTATTATTCTGCAATTGTAGGTAATGGAAATCAAGTTTCAGGTGGTAAAAATATTGTAGGAGGCTTCCAAAATGATGTAGGTAAGTCAGGTCAACAAGATACTTTTGGTATTAGCTGTGTAGTATCTGGTACATCTAATCAATGTGCAGGTATAAACAATGTTCTTATAGGAGAGGGTCTTAAAGACTATTATGGAACTAAGTTTATTGCAGGTGCTCCTAATACTAACAGTGCCTTTTTTGGGTATTACAATGATGACTCACAGGGAACACTTGAAAACAGTGTGCTGACTATTGGTGGTGGAACATTTACAGAAGCAAGAACTGTAACACGTATTCTCAAAAGTGGTGATATTCACACTGCCGGAACTGTTTCAACTAACGGTGCTGACCTGTCCGAGTGGTTTGAGTGGAAAGATGGAAACAAACTTAATGAAGACAGAAGAGGTTTATTTGTAACCTTAGATGGTGAAAACATTGTCCTTGCTGATGAAAATACTTCTTACATTCATGGTATTGTTTCTGCAAGACCTGCCTTAGTAGGTAATAACTATGAAGACTCTTGGAATAAGAAGTATCTCACAGATGTGTTTGGAGCCATTGTTTATGAGGACTATATTGTTCCTGCTGAAACAAAAACAGTTATCAATGAAAATTGTGAAGAAGAGGTAATTATAGTTGTTCCTGAAAAAATTGAACAGAGACCTATGCTTAACCCTGATTATGACCCTAATGAGGTTTATATTCCGAGAAGTAAGAGACCTGAGTGGTCTTATGTAGCAAGTACAGGAAGACTTGTAGTTATAGATGACGGAAGTTGTGTAGCTAATGGTTATTGTAAACCTACAACTGGAGGCATTGCAACAACATCTGATAAAGGTTTCAGGGTTATGAAACGTATTGATGATACACATATTCTCGTTTGGATTGATAGAGCAATAATCTTTTAATGATTATAGATGACTTAAACATAGCAGAAACATAGTGGTACTAACAGTAGCATAAGTTTCATATAAAGGAGGTATCACTATGTTAAACTTTATTAAAGAGTACTGGTTAGAGTTCATTTTCTCAACTGCATTAGCAGGACTGTCGGTCCTATTAAAAAATTTGTATTCCCGATTTAAACAGGAAATACTTACTCAGAAGTTAATAAATCAAGGTATGATTGCAATACTTCACGACAGGATTTATCAGTTATGCACTGACTATATTAAACGTGGTAATATCACAGTTGATGAACTTGAAAATTTGGAGTACCTTTACAAGAGTTATCACAGTTTAGGTGGTAATGGGACGGGAACAGCTTTATATGAGCGTTGCAGAACTCTTGAAATTGAGAACGCTTAAGGAGGTAAAAGTATGGATGAATTAAACTTAATGAATTTACTGCTTTTCCTTGCATCTCAAAACAGCACAGGTGGTAGTGGTGGAGGTGGTACTTCTGTATACATCTCCAACTGCTCCATTGATGAGAATGGTGACCTTATTGTCACACTTTCTGATGGGACTGTAATGAATGCAGGTAAATGTAAAGGTGAAGATGGTGTTGACGGAAAAGATGGAGCTGATGGCTCTAATGGTAAGTCAGCTTATGAAATGTGGATTGATGCAGGTAACACTGGTACAGAAGAAGACTTCCTTAACTCTTTAAAGGGTGAAAAAGGAGATACTGGTGAAACTGGAGCTACAGGTGCTGATGGAGAGTCACCAACTATAAATGTTTATGATGCTTCTCCAGGAAATTATCAGCTAGAGATTGTAAATCCTGATGGAACTTCTTACATTACTCCTAACTTAATGGGTTCAGGAATTTCTTCTACAAGATATACGGTGTATAAAAACTCATTATACACAAGTTACCTTGACAGTGTTTACACAATATTTAATTCTGAACTTAAGTCTATTCAGGACTATATTGATGGTGGAAACAGTTTCTGTAATGAGAATGAAAGCTACTCACTGTATTACAATACTACAGACTTTGGTTGGTCGGGTAATGTAATCACATTCAATACTGTACCTATTTCAAGTACAGGGACTAATATGTTGCTACTTAGCTACACCTCAGGAAGTACTAAAGACGAAAAGCTAAAGTTTATTCCGACGTCTTTAGTTACAGGAAGTACCAACCTCGAAATTGCAGAAAGTATTAAGTCTATTCTAACAGCAGGTAGTGAGGCTATAGTTACCTTAGACTTTGACTTTAATTATTCTGCAAATAATATTACTGAGGCTATTGGTCTTGAATCTGTTCCTGTTGGTGATTACTATATTGCTTGGACTGCTTCCAGTGATAACAGCCAACCGAAAATTAGTTCTATGATAATTATGTAGGAGGTGCTTGTATATGAAATCTATGTCTGTGATTAAAGTTGGAGAAGTGTATAAAGGAGTTTTAATGTGTAAAGCAAGTGAATCTTCTGCACTTTCTACTCCAACAGTAACACTTGATGACGGAAATGAAATTACTATGACTGATGGAAGTGTTGTCATTGAAGTTGATACAACTGCCCGTCATATTCTTTATGGTGGAAAGTGGTATAAAAAACAGTAACAATTTATAAGGAGGTACATTGTTATGAGTTTCTTAATGAAAGGTATTGATGTCTCTGTACATCAAGGTAACGTAAACTGGGAAGCTGTTAAGACTGGAGGAGTTGACTATGCTATTATTCGTGCAGGATATGGTAGAGAACTCTCTCAGAAAGACAAGCAGTTTGAAAACAACTATACTGGTTGTAAAGCAAACAATATCCCTGTGGGTGCTTATTGGTATAGCTATGCCCTCACTGTTGAAGATGCAGTAAGAGAGGCTAAAACTTTCCTTGAAGTACTTAAGGGTAAGACTTTTGAATTTCCAGTTTATTTTGACATGGAAGAGAGGAGTCAGTTTGACCTTGGAAAAACAAAGTGTACTGAAATTGCAAAAGCATTTATGGACACTGTTGAAAAAGCAGGTTATTGGGTTGGACTCTATATGAGTACTTCTTACCTCAATAACTACATTTCTGAGGACGTTCGTAAGAGATATGCTGTTTGGGTTGCACAGTATAGCTCTAACTGCACCTATAAAGGACAGTATGGTATGTGGCAGTATGGTGTTGCAGGAAATCCTGACTGGGACACAAAGAATGTAAAGAGTGTTTACGGTGTTTCAGGACAGTGTGATGTTGACTTTTGCTACATTGACTACCCGACATTAATTAAAAACGCAGGACTTAATGGATTTAAAAAGTCAAGTCAGTCTACAACCACAAAGCCTGCCGACGAAAAGCCTAAGTACACTGTATATACAGTAGTAGAGGGTGACTGTTTATGGGACATTGCAGAAAAGAAGCTTGGTAACGGTTCTCGTTATATCGAAATTAAAAAGCTCAACGGACTTAAGTCTGACACAATCTATGCAGGTAATAAACTTAAAATTCCTGCAAAGTAATTACAAGGTATTTTGACAGTATAAGGGAGTAGCTATTTACTACTCCCTATGCTATATTAAAATAAGTCTTTAAATTGTCTTTTAAGAGGTTTTAGTTTGAAATAATGTAATTTCACTATTAATTACTTGGAAGTCAATTAGAAGACGTGGGAATGACCTTGTAGCTCATTCTATAACCAAAAATTAAATTGAAATTGCTAATAAGTAATTTATGGAGGTATTTGTATGTTACTTGAAAACTTAGTAAGTGGTGGTGTCACTCTTGTTTCAATTATTGGAGTGTTTGCATTTTTCCTGTCAATCGTGGTACAACTCACAAAGGACTTTGTCCCTAAAAAAATTCCGACAAAACTTTATGTCCTTGTTCTCTCACTGGTAATCACTGTTGCAGGTGTTCTATGCTACTTACAGTATACTGGTGTTGACATTAAATTTTATCACATAGTTGGAAGTGTTGCGTTGAGTTTTATTATTGCATTTATTTCTATGTATGGTTGGGAAGAGTTAAATGAACTCAAAAACAGATTTGTGAAAAAGTGATTTTAGTAGTTTGCGACACTGGAAGTGCTCGCATAAAAATCCTTTAGGATTTTTATTATAATATTATATAATATAAAATGACTTAAATTTATTTTAATTAGGTATGTAATTATAATATTATATTAGCTACGTAATTACTACGCACACGCACGTATATATAAGGGACTGCTTAAAATGGCAGTCCTTTTGTGTTTTGACTAAAGTTATTTTATATGCTATAATACAGTTACAAATAAATTTTGTGCGAGGAGTTGTTAAACTATGCTTAGAGCAGAAATTGGAAGTCATATTGTCCTACGTGATATTTCTGATATAGAGGAAAATCAGATTGAAAAGGAGCTTACATTTCCAAACCCTAAATATGAGAAAATAATGAAGTACTCAAAATGGGGCTCTACAAGAGAGCCTAAGTTTTTAGAATTTTTTAAACTGTTTGAAGAGGATGGAGAACTTTGTGCCGAAGTCCCCATTGGTTATAGTGGAATTGAAATAAGTCCTGATGAAGTTACTGATAAAAGAAAACTGCCGGAAGTAGACTATCCTGATTTTTTAATGGAACTTAGAGAAACACAGTCTGAAGCTTTAAGTGCTTACCTTGAGGCAAACTCAAATACTCAAACACAGTCTTTTTTGAGGGGTAGTATTAAATTACCTACAGGTAAAGGTAAGACTGTATTAGGACTTGCTCTTTCACATAGACTTAAAACAAGGACTTTAGTTCTTGTACACAAGACTGACCTTGTTAAAGGTTGGAGAAATGATATTGAAAAAGCTTTTGGTGGTAAAGCAGATGTAGGACTTATTCAAGCTAAGTCCAGAAAAGTAGGGAAACACTTTACTATTGCCACTATTCAGACCTTAAATAATTTGAGTCCTAAGGACTTAAAATCTCTGTATAACTACTTTGGTCTTGTTATTCAGGACGAAATGCACCACTGTCCCAGTAGTTCTTTTGAATTAGGAAATAACTTTAATTGTCGTTATAGATTAGGTCTTACTGCTACACCTGAACGTTCTGATGGACTATCCTGTGTAATGAATTTATATTATGGTGATTTCTGTTATTCTTATGGACATCAAGAAAAAGACGAAGACATTCTGCAAGTAAAGGTAATTAAAAGACCCTTAAAGACTTATTTTAACCCTGTGGTTACAGAAGTAGGAAAGTCTTCCTATAAAGTTAAGAGGGAGCTTGATGACCCTGTAAACTTTGTTAGGGATAACAGTCATTTAAAGGACAAAGAAAAACGAATTACCTCTTTAGCTTATGGAGAAAAACCTGATATTGCACATTTAGCTATTGAATTTCAGGCTTGTACTCAGTATGACACTTCAAGAGTGGTAATATCTGATATGTTGAAAGAGTATAATTCTGGATATAGCTGTGTTGCATTTTTTTCACGAAAAGAGGAAATCACTCATTATAAAGACTTGTTAGTACTTAATGGGGTTGACGAAAATGATATTGGTCTTTACTATGGTGATAATAAAGACTGTGACTTAATTATTGATATAGCAGAGAGTAGGAGAAAATATATTACCCTTGCAACCTATTCAAAAGCAAATGAGGGTACAAATGTAAAACAGTGGGAAGTAGGTTTTTTAGTGTCCTCGATAAATAATGGGAAAAATGTTGAACAAGCTGTTGGTCGTATACGAAGAAAATCAGATGGGAATAAGCTTAGTGTAGCAAGACTTTATGATTATAGGTACGACAACGTTTATCAGTTATGTAGACAGGGAGAAACACGTGATAGACGTTATAAACAGCTTAAGCTTATTGTGGGTGATAAAGCTTCTGGGAGTGGTAAATTATTTGCAAGGGGTTTTAACAAGTAATTGACAATATTTTTGAAGTGTGCTATACTTATTGTTGTAAGAAGTGTAACACACTTAATTTTTTTACAGGAGGAATAAACAAATGGCAACTAAGAAAAAGACCACAAGTGTAATTCCTGATGAAAAGACTATTAGTTCAATGATGTCTGAATATCAGGAGTTAAAGAAACAGGAAAAATTAATTTCTGAAAGAAAAAAGCTTATTGCAGATACTATTAAGGCTTATGCTACTGAAAGGGGAACTAAAGACTCGAATGGTTCTTACTATTCTGAAAATGACAGGTTTGTTTTTGGTTCTCAGTGCAGAAAGTCAGTGTCCTTTGATGAAAATAAGGCAGTACTTTTCTTTCAAAGTAAGGGTTATGAAGACTGTATTTCCCTTAAGCCTATGGTTGATGAGTCAGCAGTTGAGGTAAGAGTATCAAAAGGGGACATTACTCCCGAAGACCTTGAGGCAATTACTAATGTTAAAACAACCTATGCAGTTGATGTTCGTGAAAAAGAGGAAGTTGTTGATATTCAGAAATCAACTGCTACCCTTGCGGCACAGAAGAAAAAGCCTGTGTTAAAGAGGAAGTGAGGTATAAGTAAATGGGAGAGTTAAAGAACTTTAATAAGGAACTTTGTGATACTGACTATAATTTCTTGTCTTATCTTTTTGCAGAAGTGCAGGATAAATGTATAGAACTTTTTAAGCAGAAGAATACAAGGTACGAAGCAAGTTTCTTTAAGCAGTGTGAAGATGATGGACTTTCGTCTGCTGTTGTACGACTTAAAGACAAGGTAAACCGTTTTGCATCACTGGTTAAAAATCCTGAAATTGATTGTCTTGATGAGTCTATTAAGGATACTCTTATTGACCTTGCTAACTATGCTACTATGGCTTTAGTTTTTCTTGAAGTCGAAGACAGGGATAATAAAGCAAATGAGGTGAGAGCCGGAGATGCCAACAAGTGAAAATAAGACTTGTACTTTGAATGGTGAAAAAGTAAGACTGTTTTATATAGGAACTCTTGCAAAGAGACTTAATAGAACTACTACCACTATACGTATTTGGGAGAGTAATGGGGTTATACCCGAATCTTGGTTCAAAGATAAGTTTGGAAAACGACTTTATACTCAGGAGCAAATTGACATTATAGTACAGTGTGCTAAAGAGTGTGATATAACACAAGGTAAGAAAATGTCCATGACTGATTTTAGTGTTGAATGTCATAGACGTTTTAAAGAATTACATAAAAAGTATTTTGGAGGTAAGTAATTATGGCAAAGTTAAAAAAGAAGTCAACAGAAGTTGAAGAGGTAGTTGAGGATTTAGTTAATGATGTGGTAGAAGACTACATGACTGATGATGAAAAGGAAGTCCTTGAAGCTGATGGACAGTCATACATTGACGACCAGACAAAGGTGTCCTCTGTAAAGATGAATAAGGTCCTTGAAATGTTACAGGAAGAATTTAATCTTAAGGGGAAAAACTATATACTCACTGGTTATGTAGATAAGGGTAATAAGATTGTTACTACTCTTGATAATGGAGAGTTCAGTATTCAGTTTACTCTTAACTCTCAGGAAATGATTATGTGTCTAAGTATGCAGTGAGGTAGTAAGAATGAAAGCTAATGAATATCAGCAGGAGATGAAGAAGTTTGTCTCAAATATTAAAGTGGAACCTGAACAGTCTGAACTTATTATGTCAGCTTTAGGTGTTGCCGGAGAAGCAGGAGAATATGCAGACCTCATTAAGAAAGTAGTACTGCATGGAAAGTCTTTAGACAGAGAACACGCTATTAAAGAACTTGGTGATGTGTGTTGGTATGTAGCACTCGCTTGTAACTGTTTGAATGTACCACTTGAAGAGGTATTTGACATTAATATTGATAAACTTAGTAAGAGATATTCTACGGGTAAGTTTACTGTAGAAGAAGCCAATAATAAGAAAATAGGTGATGTTTGATATGCCTAAATACAGAAAAAAACCAGTTGTAATTGAAGCTTTTCAATATACTGGTGAAGAGTGTTTTAGGAATGAAGATGTTCCAAAATGGATTATTGAGTCCTTTGATATAGGTATTCTACACTGGAATCTTTCACCACAAATTTTCAGTATACTGTTTATTGAAACATTAGAGGGGAAAATGCAAGTAAGTGTAGGTGATTATATTATTAAGGGTGTAAGAGGTGAATTATACGCTTGTAAACCTGACATTTTTATTGACACTTATGAAGAGGTTACTGAATAAGAAAGGAAGATATTAAATGGAGAACACAAATAATATTGAAAAGGTAACAGATACAGAAGATTCTATTACTCAGTATCTTGGAGTAAACCTCGTTTTTGCTACACCTATGACAAGAGGGGAATTTAACAAGTTAAAAAATGTTGAAATCTCTGAGGATGATTATAATGATGAGGGTTACTTTGTAAAGTATGCTGATGATTATGGGAATTGGTGTCCTAAAGATTCCTTTGAATCTGCATACAGAGTTGTTGGGACAGACCTTTTATTTGATACTGCATTTTTAATGTGTAGTGCTGATTATAGGGATAGATTTAAGGCTGAATATTATCAGTTATTTTCTCGTTTTACTAAACTTAAGGCTATGGTTGATAAGTGGGACAGTGGAAATCTTGAATTTAAGCCTACTTGTCCAAGAAGTCTTTTTAGTTTGCAATTGAGAGCTATGGGTGACTATCTTTCAGTGCTTGAAGCAAGAGCATTGATTGAGGGAATAACACTTTAAAGAAATAAGGAGAGTAATTATGGCAACATTAAAGAGTAAGAAAAGTCTTGCAAGAAAAGCGGAAGAAAATACAACAGTTAAAAAGAAGTCTTCTGGAAGTGAAGAGGTTATTAAAGAGGGTACACCTCTTGAACACTCTTTTAAGCACGACCCTAAGTCCAAACCTATGGTTGGAATGAGTAAGGGTGTAACAAAGAATATGGATAACTATGAAAGTCTTAGAGTAGATGTTTGGTTATCTGATTATGTTCAAGATGGAGAAACACCTGAAAATGCAATTGAAAGGATTGAAAACTTCATTGATACTGCACTTGAACAGGCTGTTTTTAATACTGTGGGTGAATAAACAATAAGTGGGACACTCTTTACAGGGTGTCCTCTTTGTATTTGACGATTTAATTTTCTTGTGTTAAAATTATATTATACTAATAAACCCAAGCAAGAGGTGTAATAATGAATAAACAAAGAGTGGATGATTTAATGTGTGCTTTTCGCAGGGTACATAATCAGCTTCAAACAAGCAATAATACTACCACAAAAGGAATTCCAAAGAAAAAAGAAAAGAGAAATATAACTTCTGAGAAGTATCAAAAATTTCTGGACAAATATCATGACCTTGAGGCACGATACATTGAATTTAATACCCTTGACCTTACTTATTTTTTCAGAGAAAAGGCAAGAGAAGCAGGGGTTAAGTATGTTATAGCTAATATGAAGCGTGACATGGGAATATTTAAGAGATTACAGGAAAATTTTGATATTCCTGAAATACTTTTAATGATAGAGTTTATTTTCTCAGGAGACCAAGAATATCTTGATATAGATAGGACTCAGCCAACTGTTCTTTCAAGTAACTGGGTGAACACAATTTATAAAGATAGCATTGATTGGGCGAATGATGAATATGTGCCAAGAGAAAAGAAGATTTCTACAGATAAGACCTCTAAGAGGGAGTGGAGAAAATCTGATAACACTGAAAAATCTAAAATAGGGGAGTGGGACTAAAATGAGTAAACGACCTGTAAGGACGGTAGTTAGTGAGGACAGTCTGAAACTTATAGGAATACCTAAGTCTTTTAGGGGCAACACTTTAAAAGACTTTGATGTTAAAGGTAAGAGTGAGTTAAAGAAAGTTAAAGGTCTTGTACAAGCTTACATAGAAGACCTCGATAGCAATTTTGAAAATAATAAGGGTCTTTTCCTTTATGGAAGTAATGGTGTTGGTAAGACTATGCTGTCAAGTATTATCCTTAAGGAAGCTTATAGACATAGATATACATCAAGACGTTCTACTTTTGTTGAGTATGTGGATAAATATACAAAAGTGTGGAATGCTAAGAGTGCTGACGAGAAAGCAACTTTAGAGGACGAACTATATACTTACTATAAAGCAGTTGAGTTTTTAGTGCTTGAAGAAGTCGGAAAAGAGATTGACAGTAAAGTATCTGCACCCATACTGGAAGACCTGTTAAGATATAGGGAAGACAATGGTCTTGTTACTATTGTTTGCACAAATTTGAATATATCTCTTATGACAGAAAGATATGGAGAGAGTTGTATTAGTCTTTTGAAAGGTAATACAACTCCTGTTATGATTGAGTGTGAGGATAAGAGAGCAACTATTTTTAAAAAGAGGTGAGAAACTTATGGGACAACTTAATACAGGTTTATTATCCACACCTGATGGAAATAAGTATTTTTATGAACCAAGGGACTATATTGAATATATCCGTGAAAAGTGTGGTTACTCTGTAGCAGACTATGTTGAGGAGAATCTAGTAGACCCTAGTGAGGACGAACTTGCTATAGATGCTGATGAACTTGCTTATGAGATAGACAAGCTGTTTAATGAGGAGTTTGAAATGCGTAGACATAGGGACAGTTTTCACCCTGCACTTCACCCTATACAGAAGTGTAGGTTATATAACAAAGCAAAGAAAATATTGGAACAAGCAGATGCACTTGCACGCAAAATTTTAGGTGATTAAGAGTGAGGTTAAAGCAGTTATGAAAGCAAATTACAGAGTTGATAAAACCCATGGTGTAATGAAAGACAAAATGGTGATGACAAAAGAAGACATTGGAAAGTATCTTCAAGAAGAGTGGGACACAAAAGTTGATGAAGTGTATAAAAGTGTTAAAGTTGATGTGTCAAATCAAATTTTGGCAGTGTTCTTTACTGCATTACATAAAGACTTTGGATTTGGTAAGAAGAGACTTTTAAAAGTGAAAGATAGTGTGGAGAGTTATTTTGCACTAATGCAGACAGGAATATTCAATAAACCTTTTTCGCCTATTGACTGTCTAAACTACCTTAAGGAGGAGTTCAATATAGACTTAGATAAGGAGGATTTAATTAAGTAATGATGCACGGGGATTTATCTAACCACGTCAAAGCCACTTTTGGATTTATGTGTGAGGACTTTGTTATAAAGTATAAAGATAACAGTCTGCCGGACAAATTCTTAAATTTCCTTGTTGGTAAAACAAAAAGAGCAGAGGTGAATATTCTTGCAGTCAATTCTATGGAGCACATCTATAGACAGACTGAATACAACGTTGACTTACTCATTGAGGAAAGCAATTATACAGGGGATTTAAAGGCAATCATTAGTGACTTGCCTTTTAATCGCATTGTGTTGTATAATAAACTCAGTCAGATTTCCTCACGACTTTTAACAGGAGATTTAACTTATGTGGTAGATGATAATGACTATAGAAGAGGTATTATAAATAACAGGAATGCACTCTCATTAAGTGATTTCCATTCTGCAATAAATTTGAGAGGACGATAATAAAAATGAAATATGACGTTGAAATAGGTTTTATATCTAAGTTACTACAGACTAAAGATATAATGACTGTAAAGGATAATCAAATAAAACCTGATTTCTTTACAGGTGACAGTCGTTCTGCTTATGCTTACATATACGAAACAGTTATGAGTACTGGTGAAGCACCAAGTGTAAGAGCCTTTAAACAACAGTTCCCAAGATTTAAACTTGAAACAGTTTTAGTTGACGGTAAGACTGTTGTGGGGACAGAAGAGAACCTGAAATTTTGGTGTGAAGAACTTAGGAAGAAAGTTAAGCATAATTACATTGCCGACACTGTAGAAAAGGTGGCAGAACGTTTACAAGACTATGAATCTGATGAAGCTTATGCTTTGATTAAAAGGTCTATAGCTTACATAGAGTCTGAGGTAACAGAGACTACTGATGTTGATATTACAAAGGACACGCAGTCTCGTAAAGAAGCTTATTTGAAGAAAAAGAACAATAAGGGTATGCAAGGACTACCTACTGGATTTAGTAAGCTCGATTACATAACTAAAGGTCTTAAAGATAGTACTTTAACCACAGTTATTGCAAATACTGGTGTAGGTAAAACATGGCTTGAAATTATTATGGGGTCTTATTTACAACTTCATAATTATCGTGTACTACAGTGTGTAACAGAAATGTCCGAGGATATAATGAGAGACAGATATGAAGCTATGTTATTCTCCATGTGTTATGGAGAAGGGTTTAACTATAATGCTTTTAAATCTGGGGCACTAAGTCTTAAGCTTGAAAAACAGTTCTTTGAGTTTTTGGAGAATGACCTACCTAATTTTGAACCACTTTATATAACTACAGCAACAGGTGTTATGGGTCTTTCTGCTGATATTGATAAGTATGACCCTGATGTAATTTTTATTGACTCAGCTTACCTTATGGAAGATGACCAGGGTGCTAAAGATGACTGGTTAAGAGTTGCACACATTACAAGAGACCTTAAAAAACTTGCTAAGAGGTGTGGTAAACCAATACTCATTAACACTCAGGCTGATAAGAATACAAGTAAAAAGACAGGACCTGAATTAGGTTCTATTATGTACACACAAGCTATTGGACAAGATAGTGATGATGTTTGGGCGTTATTCAGAGATGAAATAATGATAAATGATAAAGAAATGGGACTTAAGGTACTTAAACAGCGTGAGGGTATTTTAGGTAAGTTACTTCTTAACTGGAATTTTGATATTATGGATTTTAGCGAAATTTATGCTGACACTAATGAAATAGAGGACTTTGAAGACGAAGAGGATAGTACTGAAAAGTCTACTAAAGACAACACTTTAAATGTTATGGAGGACTAAACTTATGACAATAAAGAGAATGTTTATCAATGAAGTCTATGGTGGAGATTATAAAAAGTACCTTAAAGCAAGAAAAGATGATTATTGTAAGGTACAGTTTGAATGGTCTTGTTTCATTGACAGTCTTTGTAAGAGTGAGGTGATAACACTAAAACAGTATGAACGTGCTACGTTCTAATTTATGGAGGTAATTTTAATGGGAAGAAAGAAAGAGAAGAAAGTATTTGCAGTAGATATGCACATAGGTATCCTTAAAGACTATTCACGTTGGAAACATATATTTGACAATGGTTGTACAGACCCCTCATGGTGTGACGGAGTAAATATTAACCTCGTTAGAAATCACATACTATATGGTAAAAAGAAAGTAGAAGAAAGACTAAAGGACAATTTTATTGCTTATCCTGACTCTTATTTCTATCCTGACCCTATTGAATTATCAAATGACTTTATGGCAGTAGATAGAAGACTTGCAGGTTTAGGTATTTTGACCGCTAATAAAGATATATGCTATAATGAAGCTATAAGATTTGAGTGGAGTGAAGTATTATGATTCTAAAAAAGAAGTTAAAAAGGAAATTGAAATTAAAAAAAAACAGTGATATTGAAGTATTATGTTCTGATGGAATTAAATTTATGAACAGTCTTCCTGAAAATTCGGTAGACCTCATTGTTACTGACCCTCCCTATAAGACTACACCCAGGGGTTGTGCAGGAAATAGTGGTGGAATGATGCAGACTGAAATCTGCAAGAAAGGACAGATGTTTAAGTACAATGACCTCACTCCTAAGAACTATGCAGATAAGATGTATAGGGTTTTAAAAGAGGGTGGACACTGTTACGTAATGACTAATCATGTAAACCTAAAGGAGATGCTCAACACCTTTGAAAATGCAGGATTTAAGTTTACAAAGTCTCTTATTTGGGATAAGAGAAATAAGATTATGGGAAAGTATTATATGCCACAGTTTGAATACATACTCTTTTTTAGAAAAGGTATGAGTATAGCTATAAATAATTGTGGAACCGCTGACATTTTAAGTGTCCCTAATAAAAAACCTAAAGACCTTAAAGGTAAAGTTTTGCACGTAACTTCTAAACCACCTGAACTTATGGAAATACTTATTCTCAATTCTTCTAAAGAGGGAGACATTGTACTTGACCCTTTTGCAGGAATTATGTCTACTGCAATAGCTTGCAAAAGGACAAATAGAAAGTTTAAAGGTTGTGAAATTGACCCTAAGTATTTTACTATAGGTAAGAAGCTTTTAAAAGGTGAAGAGATACAGGACGTTGATTTGATATGAGTGGGTTTACAAAAGAACAGATAGAAGACTTATTGGTAAATGTTCTGGACACTCCTGTCATGAAAGATTGGAAAGGTAGTAAAATACAGTTCTGTTGTACTATACATGGTGAGAAAAACCCATCTTGTGGTATTGACATTGATTACTGTCCTGATGGTGAACCTAACTTACACGGACAAGTATTTAACTGTTTTTCTTGTGGTGAGAGTGGTTCAATATCTTGGCTTGTGTATCGTTCATTACCTGACAGGTTTAAGTCTGTAGGTCAAGCTGAAAGGTTTCTAAAACAGAGATATGGTGTAACTTTTAACCTGTTTAACGTTTCTGATGATTTATCTATACACAGATATGAGGATAAGTTTATTGATATTGATAGAATGACTTCTAACAAAGAGGTTAAACCAATGTCCTGTTTAGCTTCCCTTAAGAGTGGAAAAGAGACCTACAGATATTTCTTTGATAGAGGTTTCGATAAAGAGGACATGAAAACATATATGATAGGACGTGACCTAAAAGAAGAGACTGTTACTATCCCGATTTTTTGGGAAGATAGAAAACTTGCCGGAATAATAGGTAGATATATAGACCCTAACAGACCTAAAAATAGCAGATTTAAGATATATGACTTTAAAAGGAGTAGTCTTATTTACCCATTAGACAAGCTTGAATCTGTAGAGGACACTTTAATACTTGTAGAAGCCTGTTTTGATGTTATTATGCTTAATAAGTGGGGTTATCCTAACGCTATAGCTACAATGACTAATAAGGTAAGTAAGACTCAAGCTGAACAAATAAAAGACAGGTGTAAAAATCTTATAGTGTTATGTGACCTCGATAAGAGGGGTATTAAATTGTTAGAGACTGCTAAAAAACACTTGAAAGGATATGTGAATATATTAATACCTACTTATATACCTGGTGAGGGTAAAGACCCTTGTGAATGGGGAGAGTTAGAGACCGTAAAAGTCATAAATTCTGCAACCTATTTAGGTGTAGGGCATATTCCAAGATTATAAACGCCCGTTTGACAGATGTTTTGGGTTGTGTTATAATATAGACGTGCCATTAAATAGAATTTAATGAGTTAAAAATTAAGGAGGTATTTTGAGATGGCATTATTTAAAAAAGGTTATGAAGCCGCAAGAGAAGAAAAGAAGAGACAAGAAGAAGCAAGAGAACAAATGGGAAAGAGGTTGTTTAGATTTTTCTTGTCAGGTGATGGTGCAGAAGCAAGGGTACGTTTTCTTACAGAAGAACCTATTAACTTCAATGAACACACTGTTAAGACTTATAGAGGTGGTAAGGAACGTTATGACAGTGTTCTCTGTAGTGGGGACGATAGTTGTCCACATTGTGAAGATGGTGATAAACCCTCATTTAAGGGAGCTTTCCTAATTTGGGACTACTCTGAATATGAATCTAAGGACAAGAATGGAAAGAAGAAGAAAGTAAGAGGTTCTCTTAAGCTTTATGTTGCAGGTACAAGAGTACTTTCTCAGCTTGACAGACTTTCTAATCGTTATGGACTTACTTCAAGAGACTATGAAATCTCACGTACGGGTACAGGAACAGACACTTCTTATATGATTGAGCGTACTGATGAGGTAAGTAAGCTTACACGTTCTAAGATTGAAAGTATGCTTCCTGAAAAGCTTAAGGAAGAGTTTGACGGAACTATTGAATCTCTTTATACTATTGTTGAGGAACAGCTTAAGATGTATCTCCCTGATTTTGAAGAGGAAGATGACAAGGAATATAAGAAGAGAAAGAACCTTGTCAGTGATGATGACGAGGACGACGATTTTGACGAGGATGATGAAGACACAGACGATAGTGATTTTGTTGACCTTGATGACGAGGAAGAAGATGATGATGTCCCTTTTGAGGACAAGCATAAATCTAATTCCTTAAAGAGAAAACCTCTTGGTAAATCCACACTTTCAAGAGGTAAGAAGACTAGTATTAAAGGTGTGTTTAAAAAGTAAACCACCTTTACATAAACAAACACTAAATACAAATGGAGGATTTAAAAATGTTAGGTAAGACTCAGCTTGTAAACAACTATGCAGAAAAGTTTGGTACTTCTAAGAAAGATGCTGAACAGTCAATTAATAACGTTCTTGCAGTTATTAAGGACGGAATTTTGAATGATGGAGGAGTTAATTTTATTGGAGACTTCAATATTAAAGTTTCAGAACGTAAGGCTCGTGATTATAAAAATCCTGCAACAGGTGAAATTGTACACAAGGACGCTTTTAACTCCCTCAAAATTACAGTAGGAAGTAACCTTAAAAAGGAACTTAACAAGTAATAGGTTGTATTTGCTTAAACTCAATAAAACTGCTATAATATACTTATAGCAGTTTTTTTGTTATGTACACTTAAAACATTAAAAGGAGGAATTTACTTGTTAGCAACTTATTGTCCTGTTATGAGGGGTAAAGTAGTGGTTGACACTTTGTCTAAGCTTGCTAAGTTAGCATCAAAGATGGAGAAACTTCAAGAGTTTGCATTCGATACGGAAACAAACACCTTAAGAGTTCTTGCAGAAAATAAAGACTTTTTATGTGTAGGTATCTCAATATCTTGGGGAGACAACAACAACTACTATATACCACTTAATCATAGAAGATACGAGGATATACACAGAAACATTAAAGAGTCAAAAGTTCGCAAATATTTAGGACCTATTTTTGCAAGAGAAGACATAAGAATTATAGGTCAAAACCTTAAGTTCGATATGCACGTAATGGCAAGACTTAAGATTTTTATTCGTACAAAAGACCTGTTTGATACAATGGTAGCCTCTTGGTTATGTGATGAGAATAGTCCTAATGGTCTTAAAGAGAATACTCAAATGGTGTTTGGAATAGACCAAACACACTTTAAAGAGGTTACTAATGATGTACCTAATAGCATTAAGAAAGAGTTTGGGTATAAAGCCTCCCAGAAAGTCACTTTTGACCTTGTACTTATTGATGATGGCTCTCCATATGCTATTGATGACAGCTTTTACACATGGCATTTATATCTTTATTATATGGATAGACTTGAAGAAGAGAAGATGGACAAGATTTTCTATAAGTTCTATATGCCATTCTTAAGTACACTCTTTAGAATGGAAGAGAGGGGTGTATGTGTAGACGTTGAGCACCTTGAAACTATGCGTACCGAAATCAATGAGGATATAGATAGTCTTCTTTATCAGATGTATGACCTTGCAGGGGTTAAATTTAATCCTGGAAGTAGTCAACAGCTCGGTGAACTGTTGTTTAATTATGTACCTGAAAAGAAGTTGGATAAAGAGCCTACCTACACTTCACTACTCCTTGAAAATACTTTTGGACTCAGACCTATAAGTAAGACTGCAAGTGGTGCACCTCAAACAAATGCTGATGCTCTTTATAAGCTGTCAAAAATGTCTTATAAAAGGCAGTATAAGCGTAAGCAACAGGGTGTTGAATTGTGTAAGCTCCTTATGGACTACAAGAAATTATCTAAACTTAAGAGTGCTTTTATTGATGGACTTTTTGAACAGTTATATGATGATGGAAAAGCACATCCCTCTTTTAATATCATTGGTACAGACAGTGGACGTATTTCCTGTTCTAATCCTAATTTACAACAGCTACCTAAGGCTGATGAAGAAGACAAATATCAGATTAGAAGCCTGTTTATTGGTAGTGAATATCTCGCAGATGAAAAGGGAGATTATATTTGTGACCTTAAAGATGCTACTGATGAGCAAATTGAAATGTATGAGGTAAAGAGAAAGAAGATAATTGCAGGAGACTTCTCTAACCTTGAAATGCGTGTTCTTGCACATTTTTCAGAGGACAAAAATCTGCTTGAAATGTTTGCTAATGGTTCAGATACTCATGGTTCAACAGCAGTAAATATGTTTGAGCTTGACTGTACACCAGAGGAGGTAAAAAAGAAGTATCCACACCTCAGACAAGCGGCAAAAGTTATTAACTTCTTGCTTATGTATGGTGGAGGGGCATTTACTTTATATACTAACCTCAGAGATGACCGTTGGTCTCCTATTGACTTAGGTGATAAATCATATCTTGACACTTATGGTGTAAAGAAAGGTGAAGACGTTGCACAGATTTACATTGATAAGTATTTTAGTACTTACTCAGGAGTAAGTAACTTTATTAAAAATCAAAAGCGTTTTGCACATAAACATGGATATGTTTACACACTCCTTAGACGTAAGAGGAGACTGCCTGATATAAGAAGTCGTGACTTTAAACAGGTTGCTTATTGTGAAAGACTTTCAGTAAATTCAGCAGTACAAGGTAGTGCCGCAGACATTACAGGGTCTTCACAGAATCTTGTTGATAAAGACCCATGGTATATAGAACATGGTGCATTGATGATTTTACAGGTACATGATGAACTCGTTTTTGAGTGTCCTGAAAAGTATGTTGAGGAGTGTATTGCTAAGACTAAAGATTACATGGAACACCCTTTTGGAAAGAATGTAAAATTAAATCTTGAAATGAGGGCAGACTTTGATAGTGGTGACAGTTACCAAGATGCTAAATAGCATTTATGCATATTTCATTTATTTGTGACATATAATGTAACATACTTAAATTTGCAGGAGGAACATATGACACAGTTTAAAGTTATAAGTTTATCAAGGGGGTTTCTTCCTATTGGAAACACCAAACAGTTAGACAAATTTATTGCAGAGTGTAATAGTAAAAATTACAGGGTTATATCTGTAGTACCTATTAACTCTTCTGCCGGAACAGAATCTATTATGGTATTCTATGAAACTTGATTATAAATCCCCTAAATTAATTTAGGGGATTTTTTTGTATTTGACAAATATTTGGCTATATGCTATTATATAAGAGTGATAAAACATAAATTTTATGAAAAATGAAAAGGAGAGAATATATGATTGCCAAAACCACAATTACTATCATGGCTGATGAAAAGCTTATGGAACGTGTACAGACTCATGCAAGAAAGAATGGTGAAAACCTTACTGAGTTTTACACAAGGGCTATCATAAATCAGCTTGAAAAAGATGGGGATTTTGAAGCAAGAGATTTAGTTAAGGAGGAAACAGACAATGGCTAAAGTAGTAAATTCACCTGTAAAGAATAGAAAGACCTCTACAAAGACTACAACCACACCTAAGGTAACACCAAAAAGAAGTCTTTCTCCCGAAGTTCTTAAGGTTGTAAATGACTTAAATAAGAAGTTTGGAGAAAATACTATTCAGATAGGTATTTCAAAAGAGAAAGCAGTCATTAAGAGAATACCTACAGGAAGTATCTCTCTTGACATTGCTCTTGGTGGTGGTATTCCTGAGGGAAGATTTATTGAAATCTCAGGAAATGAAAGTTCCACAAAGACTACTCAGACTTGTCATATTGTAAGAGAGGCACAGAAGTTAGGTTACGTTGTAGCTTTCTTTGATGTAGAGGGTACTTCTGACCTTGAATATTTTGAAAAGCTTGGTGTTGATACCAGTTGTCTTATTTATTCAAGACCTGACAGTATGGAGGAAGCTACTGAGGGTATGTTACAGTTACAACGTAGCGGTCAAGTAACTTTAGGTGTTATTGATTCTATTGCATCTATGACACCTAATAAAGAAGCTGAAAGTAAAATGGATGAGACAGTCCGTATGGGTATTCCACAACAGTTACTTGGTGAGTTTTTCCGTAAGTGGCAATCTAACAATAACAGACTTTGCAGAGAGGGTAAAACACCATTCACACTTATTGGTATTAATCAGCTTAGAGAAAAGATTGGTGCTTATGGAGACCCTGAATATACTCCTGGAGGAAATGCAAAGAAGTTTTTTAGTTCTGTAAACCTTAGACTACGTAAAGGGGATTGGATTACAGAGGGTAAGGGTGACAATAAAGAAATTGTAGGTCAAGTAGTTAAGTTTAAGATTGAAAAGAATAAGACTTATAAGAGAATGCAAACAGGAGAGTTTGATTTCTATTTCTCAGAAGATAACTCAGCAGGAGTTTCAGCACTTTATAATGATAACTTTAAGGAGATTGTTGTTTGTGCCGTTGAGTGGGGAGTGATTGAAAGACGTGGTGCTTGGTTCTATTATAAAGATGGAAAGTATCAGGGAATTGATTCACTTATTGATGACTTAAAGAAAAAGCCTGAACTTGTTGATGATATTAAAAAACAGGTAATTGACCTTGCGACTAAAATTCGTTAGGAGGATAACTTAATGGAAACAAGAGAACAGATTTTGTCAAGAAGTTTTTCAGAGTCTTTTGTGAGTAAGATGAGGAATGCAATTCAGACTTCACATTACAAGTATGGTTATGCTTCAAAGACATATCCTGAACTTGCACAAGCTTATAAGTGCATAAAGGAAAGACTTGAATTATATGAGAAGACCCACAACACAGAATACTTGGTTGATGTAGCTAATTTTGCTATGCTTGAATTTATGTTTCCAAGTTTTAAGGACTCCTCTTACATACCTACTGACAGTGATAAATCTCCAGGACTTGCAGATGGTATATCCTATAAAGAGTTAATGGAGAGTTGTGAGAATGAATTTTAGTAGAGGTTATGACCCTGTTAGAGAAAAAGTATCTAAAGGTTCTAAATATACAATGTCCTGTTATAACTGTGAGTACTTTTATCAAGAAATTGGAGATGACTGTGAAATGTGTCAGAATCCAAACGTTATAAAATATGATATGGTGGTAACCACAAATAACATATATTGTAATAAATGGAAGATGTCAAAAAGACAGTCCAAAGAGCCAACTGTTTTTAAGAGAGGTGTTAATGTAAGTGGACGTAAGAAAAAGAAATTCAAAAAATCAGGAAAGTAGAGTAGCTAAAGAAGTTTTAGGTAAAGTCACTCCTGCAAGTGGTGCTTTGTGGGGAAGTAAAGGAGATGTAAGAAACAATTTATTCCTTATTGAGTGCAAGACCACTAAAAAGGACTTCTACTCTTTAACTTTTACAGTTTGGGATAAAATTTATGTAGAAGCTATTAAAGATGGACTTAGAATACCTGTTATGTGCATAGACCTTAACAATGGTTCAAAGCGTTTTGCAGTCCTCTGTACAAAGGACTTAGACCCTGTTATTACTGATAAACTTCCTAAACCTGATTGTCTTAAGGATAACATTAAGTCCTCTTTTAGACTTACAGGTGTTGACAGGAGATTAATTACTAACAATAAAAAGACCTATGACTTATCTGTCATAGATTGGGATGACTTTTTGGAGGTGAGTTACTTTGCTTAGTGGTAATTTTATTGAAGTAGTTGTAGGTGGTGCTTTAGTTTGGGTTATCCTTTCTATGGTAGTTGCAATTTCAATGGCACTTATTGCCTTACCTGCTTTAGCCTTTAATTGTTATAAATTAATATTCGGTTATGGTTATTTTATTGTACAGGTTGTTTTTACAGTATGTTATCTATATGCTATAATAAAGACAACAATTAATTCTAAAGAAAATGAATAGGAGAAAATTATGAGTCTTAAAACAATGTTCTCAGCAATGAAAAAAGAGGGATATGTGGTTAAACCTTTAGAACTTTATTTGCTGAGTTTATCTGCTACAGATTCTGACAGGGCTATAAACGTTAATGCTCCGTCTGCAATTGGAACTTGTTTACGTTCAAGATATTACACACGTACTAATGCTGAGAGTGACCCTTATTCTGTTGATGCTCGGACAAGACGTATATTTGATAATGGTTCGGGTGTGCATGAGAGACTACAGACTTACCTTAAAGATGTTGGAATATTACTTATGGACGAAGTTCCAGTACTTAATGAAACACATAACATACAGGGACATACAGACGGAATTTTAAAGTTGTCTGATAAAGAATTGGGAGTACTTGAAATTAAGTCAATTAATTCTAAGGGTTTTAATGAGCTTAAGAGTGAAAAACCTGAACACAATAGACAGGGACTTATCTATGTGTATTGTCTTGAACAGTGGAGACTTATGCTTAAGGAAAAGTACAAGACCGAAAAAGAGTTTAAAGACTCAAGCGTTAGCAGGTCTATGCACTATCACAAGTTTTATACACATCTTAAAGATGGAAGAAAGTTTACTGCAAAAGAAAAAATTAGATTTCAGGTACAGTTACTAAAACAAATGGACGAAATACTTTTTCATTGTGATATTCCTATAACTAAGTGTATTTTCCTTTATGAGAATAAGGACACTCAGGACTTAAAAGAATATTGTGTATCTTCAAAGGAAACACAGTCTGAGAGTAGTATTAAAGAAATGTTGGAAGAGTGTGATTATCTCAATGACATTATTGAAAACAACAAGGAAATTCCTCCTCGTTGTGCATCAAATAAATCAGACAATGCCTGTCGTTGGTGTCGTTATAAGACAGAGTGTTGGAACTAAAAGTGAGGTAGCTTATGAAGCCTATAAAGAAGAAAACAACGCAGAAAATTAACCCTAAGGAGATACAGAAGTCTTTTATGGAGACTGTAGAGGAGTCTTTAGTCTCTCAGGGTGTAAAGTTCTTTGAAGTAGACAATGGTTTAAATATTGATTCTGAATGGCTTGAACTCCCTCAGTCCATAACGGAAATTTCTTCAAGAGAATTAGGAGAGTGTCTTAACGCCTTTACTCAACAGAAAATGTATTTAAGAACACTTCTTGGGAGAATTGAGTTATGGGTTGAAGATGCTAAGAGAGCATATTTATCAGCAGGAGATAAAACCTATAAAGCATTATCTAACGGTAAGCTTTCTGAGACTGCAAAGGAAAGACTTATAAATTCAGATGAGAATGTGAAGCCTTTGTACTATGAGTACAGGGAGTGTGTTCAAAGGAAAAACCTCGTTGAGTTAAATATTCTGAATATAGAGGATGCAATCTTTATGCTAAGCCGTGAAGTGTCAAGGAGAAATGCAGACTTTAATGATGAAAACAGAAATTATAGTGTAAACCGATAAAGCAGTAGTAAAGGAGTAGTGAAAGATGAGTATAAGCAATATCTTTTCAAGAGGGTTTAATAATAAGTCTAATAAGAGTGCTTACACACCACCTTGTAATATAGATGACTATGAAGAGGAAGAAGTGTCTGAATTAGAGGTACTTCCCACATCTGAAATTACTCTTGATAGCCAACAGGAAGCTGTTGTATACAGTACCAAAAAAAACATTATTGTTGTTGCCGGAGCAGGTTCAGGTAAAACAAGAGTTCTTACAGAAAGAATTAGATATCTTGTGGAAACACTTCATGTTCCTGCACATAACATTGTTTCTATCACCTTTACAAATATGGCGGCAGAAGAGATGAAGTTACGCTTAAGTGGTGTTGAGGGAATAGGAGATGCTTTTATAGGAACAATTCATTCCTTTGCAAACCACATTATGAAAGAATCGGGAGAGAAGTATACACTGTTTAATGATGACTTAGATAATCAGCTACACAAGGAGCTTATTGAAAAGTACTGCACACACTTAACTATTGACAGGTACTTAGATTACAAAGACCTTAAAGCCCTCTCTGATACAGGTAAAGTCCCTCAGACAGAAGTTGACAACTTCTTTTTACCAAGTGAAAGGCAAGAGTTTAATACTCTACACGCACCTGCCGAGGTTGTTAAGAATGACTTAAAAGAAGAAGTCCACATAACATTCGGTGAGAGTATTGAGACCTTGTGTAAGAAAAGAGGAATTATAACCTTTGATGAGCTTTTAATTAAAGCAAAGCACTATTTTGAAAAGCTTGGAGCATCTATTGACTATGTGTTTGTAGATGAGTTTCAGGACGTAGGGACACTTGAATATAATTTTATTCGTTCACTCAGTGCAAACAATTATTTCTTTGTAGGTGACGACTATCAAAGTATTTATGGTTTTAAAGGTGGTAATGTAAAGATTTTCTTAAGTCTTGTAAATAGTGAGGACTTCACTACTTATTTTCTCACTAATAATTACAGAAATGGTACACAAATTCTCAAACTTGCTACTAATATCATAAATCAGGTTGACGAAAAAGTTGATAAGAACATAGTCCCTATAAACACTTTTGATGGTGAAACGGAGGTACTGACACGTAATCAACTTAATAATGTTCTGAACAGACTGCTTTATACAGAAAAGGACTTTAAAGACTGGTTTTTCTTGACACGTACTAATAAGGAACTTTATGATGTTATAAATATGTGCATTGACTTAGGAATACCTTACACCACATTTAAGAGAGAGGGTATGACCCTTGCAGATATGAATAAGAAAAAGGCTTCAAAAAAGCTTAAAATACTTACAGTACACACAGCTAAAGGACTTGAAATTGATAATGTTATTCTGTATGGTAACTTCCCTCTTTTCTTGCCTTACTACAGAAAGAATGATGACGAAAGAAAAGTAATGTATGTTGGAATTACAAGAGCCATAAAGCGTTTAATCATTCTCAATTAAATTAAAAGGAGATTTAAATATGGTATTAAGTGATAAAGAATTAAAACGCATGATAATGTATGGAACCTTAATTGGTCCTATTGACAATGAGCAGATACAACCTGCAAGTATTGATTTAAGAATAGGAAATTTTTTTCTTAAGCCGGTACCTAAATCAGGAGATGATTACAACGCTTTTGATAAGCAGGTAGACTATGAGTCGTTTGTGGGGGAATATATACTTAAACCACATGAGTTTGTTCTTGCCACTACTTTGGAGTTGGTAAACTTGCCTAATAACCTTACTGCCTTTGTTGAGGGACGTTCTTCTATAGGACGTATGGGTCTTTTTGTACAAAATGCAGGTTGGGTAGACCCAGGATTTACTGGTGAGATTACTCTTGAATTATTCAATGCAAGTGAAGCACCCATTAAGCTTATACCTAATACAAGGGTTGCACAGCTTGTATTCTGTACAATGAGTGAAAGCTGTGATAACCCATACAATGGTAAGTATCAGTTTCAGAAAAATGCAGTAGGTTCTCGTATCAATCTCGATACGGAAGTGTTAAATAAGAAAGAGGTGACTAATAATGATTAAATTGACTGAGTTAGTAAATTGGAGTATGCTTGAAAAGAAATTTGATATAGCAAGTCTAACACCTAACATGGATGAAAAAGGAAATATACTCTCACTTAATCTCGAACTTGTTCAGAAAGGGGTTACAGACACTGAGAAAAATGAGACAAAATTAAGATTATTTAAATAAAGGATAATGACCTTAAAGAAAGGAAGTATATTA